GTACTATCTGAACTTTTAAATATTGCTACTGTATCAGATGTACTTGAATCAACGTGTAATTTTACTGAAGGACTTGTAGTACCTATACCTACTCTATTATTATCGCCTTCTACTACTAAAGTATCAGTATCAACAATAAAATCATCTCCTGCATCTGTTCCAAGAGTCACATTAATACTTGTTCCTGCATCTGAACTAATACTATCTAATGCTATATCACCTACATTAGTAATATCATTGTCTTCAAAAGAAGCAGTACCACTACTACTTATATTAAATCTTGATGTATCACTATCAGTTAAATCTCTAATATTAAAACCATTACTTCTACTACTAACCTCAAATGCTCTTTGTGTAGTTTTTAATGTTAATACTGCACCACTTGTAGTTGAAGATTCTATACCAATACCTTGACCACCCCAACCTGTTCCTTTTGCGTGAACTTTATAGTTAGGTGTAGGGTCTGTACCTATTCCTAATCTTGAATTGGAAGCATCAAACGTAAACTCAGCATTAGTATGAGGTGCTAAAGTACCTGTTGCTGTATCAACAAATAAAGGGAAACAAGTTGAATCACTATCTTCATCTGTTACTGCTAAATTGCTTGTAACAGGAAAATTATCAGTATGTGTTTGGTGTACAGTAGTACCAAAATCTGTAACAAAAGTTATATCCCAATCATCTGTATAATCATCTATATCTGAACCACCACCAATTTGCACATCTCTAACTGTTATTTGTGGATAAGACCAAGTAGAATCTACTGCTCCAATAGCAACAAACCAATCCGTATCATCGTGTCCATAACTTACTGTAAAATCTCTATCTTGTTTTTTAGCAAATATCATAGCTGTTTCTGATACCCATTCGTGATCTTCAGTAGCAGTTGATTCACTACCAGGCTCATTCTTATACATATATCCTTGTATATAAGCACTAAATGATTCATCTGTTGCATAATCAGTTACATCTACCCACATACTAATCCAGTCAGTTGCATCACCTGTACCGCGAGGTATATGGATTTTTATTGCTCCTGTTACAGCATTTGTAGATGTTCTATACATACCTTTAGGTGGGATTAGTATACTACCACCAAATCCTGTTGATGTACCTGTAGGACTTCCAAGATTTTCTACAAATATTCCACCTTCTTTACGAAGCATTAAACTACCGTTAAATGTAGCAGTATCATCAGACTGGGTGCCTATAACAAAATCTCCTCCTAAGTCTGTATTTAATGCAGTTGCTAAATCAGCTCCACCTGAAGCCATTAAAACATTACTACCTTCTACTGAAATTTTACCTGATGAAACTCTTGCTAATGTAGTATCAGAAGCGTGACCTAAATTTACAGCACCACTAACACCTAGATTACCTGAAGTGTCAAGTGTCATACTTTGACTACCTGCAATCTTCCATTCATAACCAAGCCAACCTGTGCTATGGGTAGAATCCCAACCTACATACTTAGTATCATCATCTACATAGTATTTACTTCTAATGTTATTAGTACCCTCACCTGCATACAATATGTAGGCAATTTCGTGGTCATTTGTAGAACTTGATAATTGTATTGCTTTGTCAGGAGTTGTTCCAAAAGATGCAGTAACATCATCTCCAACGTGTAATAAATGGTTAGGTCCTGTGTTTCCTATACCTACAAATCCATTTGTATCTAAAGTAACTAAACTATCGGTTCCACCAGCGCCAAAGTACAATTTTTTTGTTGAAGCTGCCTTGATATACATATTTCCAGCACTTGTAATGTTTGTATTATTTGTCCCATTGAAATTAAGTTCTGTAGCAGAATCATTTGTAATGTTTATACCACTACCTGATAAGTTTAATTTACCTGCATTTATAGTTGCATCTGAAGGGTTATAAGTAAAGTTACCATCTGATTCTAAACCTAAATTACCACCATCTGTATCTGCACCTGCTGCAAATATAATAGCATTGTCTTCATCTGTGCTTTCATTATCTGTAATAGTTACTGTTGTAGCTATTGCTGCTGTACCTGTAGTGTCTTGGTTAAGAGTAGCTATATTGCCAGCAGGTATAGTATCTAATGCTGTAAATATTTGTTTAAAGTCTCCCCAATCACTTGTAGCTGAATCTCCTGGGTCTCCTGTTCTCCAAAATATACCACCATTTGTTGTTGAAGAAGCATCTGCGTGAAAAAATAATTGATGAGTAGCATCTCCTGAAGAATCTCCCCAAGGAGCAATAGTCATTAAACCACCATAAGTAGCATTTGAAACACTAGGACCACCAATAGAACTTGATTGTTTAAATTCAAATCTAACTTCTTTATTAAATATATCAGGAGCATCATACGTGCTTCTTGTGTCTTTCATTGTAATTCTTGCATCAGCAATAGTAGTAGTTCCTGTAAATGTCTTATTTCCACTAAATGTCTGTGTGCCTGATAAATGTGCTGTATCTGAATCAAGGTAAGCACTTGCTATTGCAGTTCCTTGCCAAGTACCTGATGATATTGTCCCTACACTTGTAAGTGATGAATTAACTACGCCACTACCTAATGTAGTAGCACTTAATACTGAAGTATTATCTATTCTATATTCGTGTCCACTTGTTAAATTAAGGATTCCATACCCTGTCATATTTCTATTAAAGTCTTGAACAAGTGCATTTCTGTTTGAGTTTGCACTTGAATAAGAAGATATGATACCTATGTTTTTAAGTCCAATAGTTTTACTTGTATCTGCATATTCAGGAAAAGTTACTGTAACTCTTATATGTTTTTCTGCATTGTGCATACCTGTTGAGTAATACATAGCCAATCCAAAACCATTCCATATTCCTGTTGTATGCCAATTAGTAGTTATTCCACTATTAGTAGTCCAATCATTATTGGTATCATCACTTGCATCAAAACTACCATCTAATCTTTCTACTACCATTGTAGGTGTTAAACTTCCACCTCCTGAAGCACTTGTTGTCCAAGTTCCAATAGAACTCCAAGTATTTTCTATATAAAATAAATGGTCATCTGCCCAAGTAGATTCTCTTTCTATAACAAATCTAAACTTTCTTTTAGTATTAGTTAACGAATGAGAAGTAGACCTTCTACCATCTAACAATTTTTGTAAATCTCCAACATTACTACTATCATCTACCCAAGCACTTGATGAATAATCCCAATATTCAAATGTAATAGGTGTTTGAAATCTTATCAAATCTGTTTGTGAGCCATTAATAAACAAAGGCATAAACATATCACCTAATGGACTAAAATAACCATGAGCATTCTCAAACTCTAAACCTCTTTGAGGCATGTTCATTCTACCATTATTACCTATTTTAAGATTGTAAGTAGATTGAGCACCTTCGCCTATTGTAACTGTTCTAGCGCTTGAATCAAGATGTAGTATACTTTCAGCACTACTATTATGCCATTGAAAATCTATATTAGCATCAGATGATTTTGTAAGAAAAGTATTACTTGTTAACCCTGCATCTACATAGTCAGTACCACTATCATCACTAAATCTAACTTGAGGCCACGCTCTATAAAATCTTGTTGATGCAGCATGGGTTACTCTATTGTTACTTCTATCCCATACAGTCATATCAGATTGATTGTTACTATCTACTGATAAAGTATTAGCATTACCATCATGGCTAAATTGAAAAAAGTTATTTCCATCTTCTTGTTCTGCAAACCTTAAATTACCTGCAGAAGAAGGATTACTGCCTGGTCCTGTTATCCATAAATTAGCTGTTCCACTTGCAGAGTGTAAATGTAAATCTGCGTCAGGAGTTGAAGTGCCTATACCTACCCTTTCATTAGTACCATCAAATGTAACATAATTAGTAGTGCCACAAGCTATAACTAAATTATCATCAGGTCTTAAATACATATCTTCATCTGATTCTATATATAAATCTTCAGGGTTATCAGAGTTAGTATATATTGAAGTATCTGCACTATCAAACTGTATTTTTTTCTCACCTGGTATATATAAATCCCCTGTAAATACTGCATCTCCATCATTTTCTATTCTAAATAATTCAGTAGCAGTAGAATCTGTTCCTGCTTTTAATACTTCAAATTGTCCTGTTCCATTACCATTACCATCTACTATTAAAGCTACATTTGTTACACTACTTATTAATGTTTGATTTTCAGGACTTCCATCATCATTATCAAATTCTATAAAGTTATTAGTGCCTGTTGTATCACTTTTAATTTTATTATCAGCAGCAATTATTAAATCACCTGTCATAGTACCGCCTGCTAATGGCAGTTTAGTTGCTATACTATTAGTAACTGTAGTAGAAAAACTAGCATCATCATTAAGCGCAGCAGCGAGTTCGTTAAGTGTGTCTAAAGCGCCTGGTGCAGAATCTACAAGCCCTGATATTTCTGTATCTACATATGCTTTAACTGATTGTTGTGTAGGTATTTTAGTAGCACTATTAGAAGCCATATTGTCTTCATCTACTAAAGTAGCTCCATCTACCATATCTGCATTTAAATTTGCAACTTTAACTGTAGAAGCTACCGTAAAAGGAGCTGATCCAGAAACAGTAGTAGCATCAGATTGAAAAGTTTGTGCTCTAAATTCATAAGCACCTATATCAGTATTAGCAGCAACACCTTCAACTATAGCTTTATTTTGAGCTGCAGAAGTGGTTAAAGTACCGCTTGATATATTAAGAGTTCCTGAAGGATTTAAATCTACAAAATTACTAGCATGTATATTACTACTACCTTGATCACTAGTCCAATCTAATATTTCAGCACTAGTTATGCCTAAATCAGTTAAAACGTCTGCAACAGGTTTCCATTGCAATCTGTTACTAGCACCAACAGCTAAATACATTCCTGCACTACTATAACCTGTTGGAGGTAAAGTATATTCTATACTTTGGGTAGCAGCATCAGAATTTTTAAATGAACTAAAATACTTATTTGAACTGTTAAAAAGTTTTAATTCGCTTTGATTTTTTAAAGTTAAAGAATCAGTTATTTCTAATGATGATTTAACGCTTGTATTAAAAGCGCCCTTTTTTTCAGCTTCAGAAAAAGGATACCATTCATCATTAAATTTACCATATAATATTAGCCCTTTAGGAGTTAAAAATAGCTCAATATCTCCATTTCTTCCTTCAGAGTTAGAAGGTAATCCAATATTAGGGCGTTTCCTATCTCTTTTCCTTGGATCAAAAACCATTACCTTATACTCTTAACCCTATAAACTAAACTTATATCATTAACTACTAAAGAATATATCGGATTAACTGATTCTAATTTTATAGCAATAGAATAGATACTATTAGTTGTTCCAGAGGTAAAATTAAATTCTTCTCTAGCAAATGTCTGGGTTTGAGAGTCTAATATATTATCTCCGTCATCTTTTATGGTTGCTAAGGTCCATCCAATTTCCTGGTTTACTTTATAATATATTTTTACACTTCCAGTTCCTTTGTATGTAATATACCCTCTATAAACTTTCTTTCTAACATTAGGTTGACCAAAATCAAAATCTTTTGATACCCATTTAGCGCTTTGAGATGTAGAAGTAGACCCATTAGACCATGTGTATAATTTACCAGAACTAATACTAATATTATCTGTAACTATATCTATCTCTTCAAGATTATCAATAGCTACTGGTAAAGGTTTGAGAGTAAAATAAGTATTTAACCCTGATGATATAGCTGATCCAATTTCAAAATATTCATCTAAAAATACTTTTTTTCCATATTGATCAGTCATAGGGTTAGATTCTAAAAATTCTCTTATATTCTTAGTTAAAGCTTCTGCATTAGTAGCATCTGTGGCCGTACAATCATCTCCATAACTAAAACCAGTACCAACTCTATTTTTATCGTATTTAGAATGCTCGCCAGTAACGTAAGTAGCACTTAAGTAAATATTTTGAGAAGCTACATCATCGTTTCTTGAAAGTAATGAAATCTTAATATTGTAAGAAACACCTTTATCTGTTTCTGAATTTCTTCTTGGAATAAAATAATAAGTCGCATCATTAAAGTTAACACCATAAGTAGTCCCCACATTAGAAAAATTTGTAATATTTCCATGATGTATACCTGAACCATCTGTATTATTAGTTGTGCTAAATGCTAAAGTTGAAGTTCCAAAATTTGAACCATTACCAGAAGATAAATCTTGAGCTGTACCGCCGTAAGCAGAACCTTTTTTTCTTGATCTCCATCTTATAGTAAAAAATTCAGAATCAGGATCATATGTTGTAGTAACATTAAAATTAGAATTAACGGAAAACTTTTTATTAAATTGAGCAACAGTTGATTCAGAAGCGGTTAATTTATCTTGCCAAGTTGTTCCTCTAGTAGTAATTTCTTCAGTATTTATACAAACCCATCCGCTACTATTTCTAATAAGTAAATAATGCAAATTATCACCTGGTCTACCTATTTGTCCAGCACTATCAGTGTTTGCAAGTTTAAATTGAGCCCAACCTTCAGCTTTTCTGGGCTGATTATATGTATCATCTTGATAGAACTCAAAATCTTCGTTATTTTGCCCTAAAACAGTACCAGTAGCATAAAGTTTATTATTAATAACTAACCCATTACTAAAATAATCAACACTATCTTCAGCGGGATCAGTCTTAAAAAAAATACTGCCATTTTCAATTTGTAATAACAAAACATTATTAGCTTTATTTATACCATTAGGATTAGCGCAATGTATTAATAATTGCTGTTTTTCAGGATCAAAACTAATATGAGCACCATTACAATAATGTTTTTTCCAAGTTTCTAGACCTAGAGTATCTTTAAGAATATCTAAAAGTTCACCTTCTTTAGAATAAGCATAAATACCTCTTTCGTTTAGCCAAAATATATACTCTGGAGTTTGAGTTACCATGACTGGATTCAATACCCCTAATCCTTTGTGTGTGTTTTCTAAAAATTCAAATTCACCAGAAGCGTCAACTATAAACAAATCATCATGTTTAAATACTAATAGTTTTTGCCCAAAACCAATAAGTTTTACTATATCTTGTCCATCTTCTGTAACAACATCTAAAAAATTAGTAATAGGCAATATATCGAACTTGTTTACTGGAGATACTAAAATCCTATCAGGTTTATGTGTTATTTTTTGCTCACCATCTACTTCTCTTATTTTATTAATTGGGAAATCAAAATAGGAAACATTACCTGCATATAATCTTCTATTTACAATTGCACTAGTTGTATACCATGCTTGAGTAACTGTTTTATGACTATATCCATTTTTTACTTTATATGTAATATTAGGTACTGTTTTTATATGAGATATTGTTTGACCAACTAAAGACCCAGCAGCACTATTAGCAGCATTATCTTCTCTGTTCCAACCATCTCCTTCTACACCATCATGTGATATTGCTTTTTTATTGTGCTCAAAATCAAATGTAGCAAGCCAATAAGGATCATCAAACATACCTGTGTTATCTCCAGTAAACCAAATATTTATTCCTACAATTCTAGGGTTATATGAAAGTCTATTAGAATATCCTGAATTTAATGATTTTCCTCTCCATTCTCCAACTGCCCAAGATCCAATAAGTCCATAAGGATCAGAAGTTACATCTGGAATTATACCACAATCATCTATTTGAGGTTCGTCTAAGGGTAAACTATTAGGTGTGCCTCTATTTAAAACTATACTTAAATTTAATGCAGTATTATCTGCAACCTCACCATCATCACCATCAACTCCGTCAGCATATACCCAATTTTCTAATTGAGCACTACTATTATTTACTCCAAAAGTCCATTGTCCAGATCCACTAGTTTGATGAAATCCTGCTTCTAATGGATTTATTGTTGATTCTAATTGTCTTGTAAATTCTATATTATCATACACATAAGATACTCCTAGAGCTATTTTTTGATGATCTCCAGTTTTAAATTGCCAATCTCCAGGGATTTGATTACTTGTGTTGCCAGTTCCTATAGCAACAGCAAATCTATGTGGATAAACTGACATATATCTTTTATCATCTCTAGAGCCACCAAAAAAATCAGTACTTGTAACAGCTGTAGGTTCAGTCCTCAAAAATCCTGCTGCCGCATCTCTATTTGTATAAGAGCCACTATTAACTGGCGCTGTACTACTATTTGTAAATGCTTCGTTTACATTTCCAAAATCAGCATCGTATTCTGGGTTCCCACTATTACTTTCTACTTTATATTCTACAGGAGATAATATGTGGCTTCTTAAAGGATACCATCCTTCTGTTATTCTATGTGCGCCTTTATCTATAACGTTCGCACTAGCATGTGTTGTAAAATCTAAATTTGTATCATTATAAAAATTAATCTTATGTTTAAAATGTATAAAACTTACAGGTCTTCTACAATGACCATAAAGCCATTTCTCGCCTGGTTTAAGTAAAACTCTAAAATTACCATTATCATAATAAGCATCAACAGCAGGCGTATTAAAATAGTCTGAAGATGTAGTTATATGAGAATTTCCTGTTTGTCTCCAATCCCATAAATGCTCAATATCAAAAAGCCATGGATCATCATGAAAACATCCAGGATGGTCATTTCTATCTATTTCTCCGTAAAATCCAGCTCCATATGTACCTGCATTATAAAATCCAAACATACCTGCATCATGACTTTTAATAACATATATATTATTAGACGGGCTTGTTTCTGCTGGAGCAAATTCAGATCCTATTACTCCAGATGCATCGTATGTAGCTTCTATAGCTAAAAGGGCATAATCTTTTGCAGCATCATTAGTAATATCTAATGAATCTTTTACTTTGAATTGAGTATCAGAAACTTTTTCTATTCTACAAGAAATATTCATTGCAGATGCAATAGGTCTAACTTTTGTTACTCTTATGCCTGTAGTTAATCCATGGTTAATTGTTTCTAAACCACTTCCATCAGTTGCAGTAAAACTACTAAGACCAACTCCTTCTACTGTTGTAAAACCACCAGCACTACTAATAAATTTAACTACTAAAAATCTTCTAAAAGCATATTCTGGTTGAATAGCCCAAGTAGTATGAATCCCCACGGATAAATACTCACTATCATATCCTCCTTCGTTTTCTGATAATCCTGGAGCTGTTACAAAAGAAGATTGAAGAGAAAGTTCACCAGGATTAATACTTACAAATCCTTGAGAATCTTGACATTCATTATTTTCAAGATCTCTGGGGTTTTTGTTTTTTACAATCCCCCCAGAAAAATCTTCTATATTTAATGTAGCCTTAGGCATTATTTTAAAATAGCTTTCTTAATTACTTCCTCAACAGAATCATAAACAGCATCTAGTATTTTACCTTCTGTCTTTTCTGAAATAAAAGGTATATCTACATTGTCATTTAATTCTTTAACAATTTTTTCTTTCATTTCATCATTAAAAATGTAATCTACTATCATTTGTTTTATATCCATTATTTTCTCCTTTTAACTTTTGTAGGTTTGTTTTTCTTTTTAGCAGGCGGTCTGCCTCTTTTTTTGCCGTATGTACCTTTACCGTATGGCATTGTTTTCTCACTTTCTAGAGTTTTTATTCTCTTTTCTAAGTTTTTTACTTTTACGTCTAATTCATTATCATCAAATACATAAGACATTATTTTATCTAATTTAAAATGTTTTGCTAATTTGTTAGCAACAGCATTTATAACCATTTTAGTTAATATCATATTATACTCCATAGTTTTTTAAAAATTAACACACAGCATACTATAAACACTACACTTATTACATCAACAAAATGGTTTCCGCTATCACTTTCAATAGAGCCTATTGGTGTTTCTATTTTTACTTTTTTAGTTTCATTCATCAGACATACCACCTTTTTCCATCATTCTTAAAAATTTGTCTTTTAGACCATTTCCACTTAATCTAGCAATAATTTCTACTTGTGCCTTAAATATACCGTTTAATTTCTTTTGTTCCATTTGCACTAATTTTTGTTGATCTATTAATTTAATAATAATACCTTCCAACCTCTTGAAATCTTGGTCTAGTTCGTTCATAAGAGTAGATTGGATGAACCGATTTTGTTTCCAAATAAAAAAGCCGAACGCCATCGCTACCGCCACAGGTATTCCAAATTGTTCCAATATTGTAAGTATGTCCATTACTTTCCTTTTTTGTTACCATCTATCAGTTCCCCCCACAATGATGTTTTCCCGTTAATAATTTGAATAATATGCACAGTAAATAATCCTCTCGCATAAAAATCAACTATTGCAAATGCATGTGCCCAATTTATTGGTCTTCCACCAAGCCAAGAGTTTGCTTCTTCCTTCATATTTTTTAAACATCCAATACTCCAAGCAGACTTAGGTCCATCCATGTGAGTGGCAGACATTTGTTGCAAATCATGCCAATGTCCATACATTACATTACATCCAAGTTTTCTAAGATGATTAGCAGTATGGTATTGACCACCATATTGATGGCCATGATAAAAGTAAAGTTTTCCCATACGAAGTTTTTTGCCCATCGGGTAGTATTTATAGCCTCGTTCATTAAGCTTGACAGCATTAGGAAATTTATACTGAGGAATATAGGGGTATTTTTCAACTGCAAAATTAAGCCAATTATCATGATTACCTTCAGTAATATACTTTTCTTTACAATTTGCTTTATCCAAAGACTCGTCAATCTGATCCATCCCTGCGTTAACATCTTTTACATCCTTATCAAAATCATCTATTAAATATTCTAATGGTGGAGCTTTTCTTCTTTTAAATCTCCAAGCACTAAATGCGTGCCATTCTCCAACATCACCTATATCTACATAAGCATCAGGTTTTACTATTTCAATTGTTTTCTTTAAACAATTAATAGCAGGTTGGTCATGTAATGGAAAATGTTTGTCTGGAGTTACAATAACTCTTTTTACAACACCTTTATCCATAGCTTCCCCTTTCTTTTTTATTTATTTAATTCTTTTCTGATTAAGGCAATTTTATATACAAAATATACTATAGTAATCAAACCAACGCCTAAACGTACGATTTCAGGCAACATTTCCATAAACTGGATACTTATGCCTCCGCTACCAATTATTGCCGATTTTAGTGTATCTGCGTCCATTTAACCTACACTTCCTACTATTTTACTCATTTTCTTTGCTCTATTTGGAGTTTGTTTAGCCCATTTGCTATCAAGCATTTCAATAGACGCGTTTTTGAAGTCTTTATCTTTTAAATATGTAATTGTTTTTACAAACTTAGAAAAACCTGTTACACCTAATTGGTAGCACATTTCCATAACTACATCTTGAATTACTTTAGGCATAAATGGATACCATCCAAATTTAAGTTTAACTCTGTCTTCTAACTCTTGAATTTTACGTTCAAGGATAAGATCGCATATATCTCTGTCTAACTCTAAATCCTTAATTGCAAAACCATATCCAATAGTATCTATACCTAAACTATCTTTATAGACAATACCTACATAACCTTCGTTTTCTTTTATACTTTCTCTTAATCCCATAATATTTTCCCTTTATATTAATATTCTATGTTAAGTATTATACTAAGATGATCAGAAGTATCTGCACCACCATCACTTGTATTTTGACCTGCTCTTGCAATACAACCCATATATACGCTTGTTGATCCTGCTGCTGCTTCAAGAAGAACTGTAGGGATAGTATTACCAACACCAGCTCCAAAGATGGCTGTTGAAAATCTAGAATTAGTTAAATCAGATGTGTAAACAGATGCGTCCATTTGCACAACTCCCAAAATTTTTGCTGCTAATGCATTTGAGTTACTTATATTAGGAGCACTATCAACAGTTCCTAAATCAGTTGCAACTTGCATAAAAACTAAATCAAAATCCCATGCTTGGTCAGCTGTATTAATTACACTACATCCAACAAGTTTAGATTTTCCACCTGGGTCTAAAACTGCATTTGTAATTTCTACTGAATTAAACAATACGTCACCACTAGCATAATCTGATGACGGTATTGTTGGAGTTGTTCTAAATATATGTTGTTGAGAAAGCTTATTAGTTGCTTCTTGGACTGTAAATTTATTAAGTCCTGGTTTGTTATTTGCCATGTTTACCTCCTGCCCTAAGCACTGGCTGTGCGTGAATGGGCTTGTTTATTGTTATATTATTGCATTTGAGCCAGAAGCAATTATTCTTGCTCCTGCAACTCTTGTATTATTATATTTTTCTACCATTTTATTAAATTGAGCCATAAAATATTCTTTAGCTTCAAGATTCATCATATCTTCAGATATTTTTGCTTTTACATAATAAACTAAAGCTTTTGATAAATAATTAGATAAATTTATATTATCATCTTCATCATTTAAAACATCTACCGCATAATATAAAGAAACTGTTTTTTCAAAGTTTGTCCAAAGAGTACTATTACCACTATATTTAGTATAAAGAGTTATTACATTATTAGTACCAGTATTGTTAGATAGTGATTTTATTTTATGTAAACCATTAAATTTTCCAGCATTTTTTAAGACTATATAATTGTCAGCAGCTAAAGAATAAGCTGTAGCATAATTAATGTAAGAAGAACTATTGTCAGCAATCTTTAAATAACCGTCAGTAGATTTATACTGAGTTATACTTACATCAACAAGATTAGTTGATTCTATAAAATATTCAGGACTATATACATATTGTATTTCTATACCATCAGCAATACTATCTGTAGCAGATTTCCATTGAGATCTATTAGAACCAGGTCCATAATCTCTTGAGTTAGCATCGTTATCAAAAGCAGTATCTTTTTCAACAATTGCTATTTTATTACCTTTTATATAATATCCATATTTTCTAACTTCTGCCATTATACACCATCCGCATCTTTTATTCTAGGGTCATAAATTAATCTAGGAACTTGTCTATATTCGTCTTTACTATTTAAATGATTTTTACATCTAACTTCAAGAACTTTGATTACATCATTTGGTAAATCATAGAACCTTTGATCCTTAGTAATGTCAATTTTTTCAGTAGTTACATGAGTTTCAGAAATAGTGTTTATTTCTTCTAAACCATCTTTTATATAAGCAATTACTCTACCTGTTGGTATTTCTTCTGCTCCTACTCTTTCTATTAATTCTTTAACCTTCATATTAAGCGTCATCTATTATAGCCGCAACTGTACATCTAACTGTTCCTGATGAAGTTGCAGCATGTAAATTATTTACTGTTACATGTGAGCCACTACTTTTAAATTTTAAAATAATAGCTTCATCTACGTCTAATTCTACAGAATCAGAATTAGCAGCTGGATCACCACCATCTAAAGTTATATAGACTTTAGAATTTGTGCTTGTAGACCCATCTGTAGTCCCACTATTTTTAACAAATAAAAATCTTACATAATCACTATTAGATACTGTTCCAGTATCTGTAAAGTTTCCAGATATTAAATCTGCATGGGAAGCTGTTACGTCAACACTTGTACTATAAAACCATCTATCATTACCATCTGCTTTAGTATACTCTAATTTACCACCTAATGATTGTTTTATATCATGATGTATTGCATCTACTGCATCTGCATCTGAATCAGCAGCTATAGTTACGACAGGCGTTATACTTACCAAACCTCTTGCTGTGTCTGCCATTATTGTTCTCCTTGTTGTTGTCTAGGTGCCATAATAGAAAAGGCTTCATTATATTGTTGAGATAACATACCTAATCTACCTTGCATCCATTCATATTTTGTCATATTTTTTTGCACTTTATTTATATAATTTTGTACATCTGCTTGATATTTACCTATTTTTGCTGAATTAGATGCTGATGCTTTTTCAACATTAGCAGAGAATCCAGCTAAATTATTTTGAAAATCAGTACTTGCTTTTGTTAAGTCTGATTGAAATCTATTCATATTAGCTTGTATTTCACTTTGATACTTAGTGATGTCATATCCTGTTTCAGCTTGATATGTTTGTAAAGCTTTACTTATTTTTGCTTGATAATCTTGTAATGAAGAAGTTATTCTTTGAGTTTCTTTTTGAACTTCAACTTGATATTCAGATAACTTTCCTTGATAATCTTGAGCCCATTCACCAATTTCTTTTTGGTATATTGCATTATTCTTTTCAAATTCTGATTGAGAATTAGCTAATTTAACTTCAAATTCATTTATCTTAGCAGTTATTTCTGTAATTCTTGATTCTAACATTTCTGAATCTTCTTCTGTATTAATCCAAGTATTAGCATCTGAATAATTTAAATCTCCCATAATCGGAGCATTATATTCTAAAGTGCTAGTAGATAAAGTAGGTGCATTAAATACTGGCATCACAAACGTTTCTACTGTTCCTGCTTCAGAAAAATCAACATCTACCCCACCAGGAGGAACAGGTAAAACAAAATCTGTAGGCCCAGTATACGTAGGTAAAGATGTATCAGAAAAATCTAATATTACAGCGTTTAAATCACTAGGTAAATCATTATCTATATCAGATAAAGAGTTTTGTAATGATTTTATAGCTCCGTACAATACTACTAAATATTCGTATTCAGCAGGGAAATCTTGTATAGATGTAGAGCTATGCCCTGTATTTGTTGCATAAGAAACTTGAGTAACAACAATATCGTTATCACTTCCAGCAGCAGTAGGAACTGAATAAATTTTACCATCTAATTCATACCATCCTGGATTGTGTTTACTTCTATAATGTAAACTATCAGTATCTGTAGCATTATATCTATCATGAGGATCAATTTGATCGCACTTTCTTAATATAGTAGTGCTATCATGTTCTCTCATTACAGATAATATTTTACCTGTTTTAGTTACATTAGTAGCAGAATTAGTAGTTATACAAAATTTAGAAGTTTCAAAAGGGTTTAAAGTTGTAATTCTATTAATTACCTCTTTAGTTCCATCTACTAAAAATTGAGATAACTCATCATTAGTAGGTGAAGTCCCTATTGATAATCCTGTTAATCCTTCTACTTGTGTTTTAAAATCTGCCATATTTCCCTTTTAATGTTGGGATACCTCCTTTGGGAGGGGAAGCTCACCATAGGAGGCACCCAAACTATTATTGTTACTTTATCTACTTTCTAGCTAGCTTTACTAGGAATGAAGTATCTAATGTAAAGGTTGCCGACTAAGCCAGCAGCACTTGCACTAAAATCTCCAGTAATCCATTGTGTAGAAGTCATTGGTTGATACATTTTTCCATTTGTACCACCATTAACTCCAGAAGTAGCCATTATAGCCGCTGAACCTACATCAGCACCATCTAACAGATTATCACTGCCTGTAGTACCGTCTGCCGCAACGCCTAAATCGATTGTAGCTGATCCTGTAGCTGCTGTTGTAACATCTAATAAAACACCTTCAACAATAATGTCCTCATTTTCTGGATTTTTCCACGCAAGACCGTGGTCACCAGCAGCATGAGTTGTCGCAGTAACTGCAACCCCACTATTAATAGGTACTTTTACTAGTCTAGAAACACCATCAACAAGACCGTCTGCTTTATTTTGTCCATACATTGGATTTGCCATAACTTATCTCCTTATGTCCAAATAGCATGCGCTTCGGGCATTTCCCATTGCATACCAGCTTCAGTTAGAATCATATCTACTCTACGATCGACACCTGAGTTCTCTAATGTTTGAACCCCTACGTAGACTGAAGTATCTCTGTTTAAACCATTACCAACAAGTGGACGATAAGCACAATGCTTCATGTTAATACCAAGCATTTTAATTTGTGTGCTATCTAAGTGGATGTTTCTAGCCACATTCATATCACCATAAGGTGTTGCGAATGTAGTAATATCTACACCAAACACTTTTTTCTTGCCAGTCATAGCGAAATCTGCTCTAAATTGACCAGATATGTGAACGTTGTTTTTAAAGTATCCACCTAATTTATGCATCCAGTTATAAACAGGAGTCGAAACAAAGAAAACTGTTGCTTGACTACTATTGTATCTAGGATCAACATAACTTGATAAATCATCTAAAAACATATCAGCTGTTTTAGTTCCAGTATCTAAACTAAAAGCATTACCATACTGAGTAATAAAATCAACCGCACCTTGAGTGTAGTTAACGCCATCACTATCAGTATATTGAGAACCAAATAATAAAGATTGCTCAATATCATATTTGTGCTCAACTAACTTTTCTTTCCAAACTCTAGCCCACTCATTTGGTTCATACTTCAAAATTGTTGCTCTAGACGTATTTGTCATAGCCATTGAAGTTTTCCATATTTGAGTCATGCCATAGCCTGTAGAGTATGGTTGATCTTTCCAAGTTTCTGGATAACCAGTACCTTCACCAAATGCTGTTCCAACTACATAACATCTTTTTCTTTCAAGAAAATCTGCAATTGAAAAACCTGAAACATCTATAGCATCTATAGCATTATTGTGAGCTACATAAGATAATAACTCAGTTGCGCTAGATGTACCTTTGATTATTTTACATTTTAAGTTAGCAGCGTTTGATACTGAAGTAGTATCAACTTCCATAACTTTTGCAACTAAATAATCAGTAGGTGCAGTTGCAGTAGATGCACTTGAGTCATCCCAAGATCCACCGTTTGCACTTGTTGAGTGAGGTATTTTAATCATCTGACCTTCAATGAAGAAAGCAGGCTGTGTGCCAGAATCTCCAGGTGAGATTTCGTTAGTAGAATTACCATATACATTCTGCAAATTACCTGCAGATTTGTAATCAGTAATCATTGTAAAATAATAAATGTCACCAGCATCTACATCACCAGCAGTTACTAAAGCTGTTTTAGTACTACCATCTATTGATGCAGGAGCTGCTTGACCGTGATTTGAAACATATGCATAACGCTTATGCCACGAAGGACGTTTCTCTGTGAACTTAAAAGAAGGATCATCAGTGGCTTTTTTAGATGCTTTTGCAAGAAATCTAAAAAAAGGATCTTGAGCTATTGCTAGTTCAGAAACCCTGTCACCAAAGTTAAACTTTCTTCGAAGATCGCCAGTGTCTAATCCCGTACCATGACGAGGACCAGAAGATACACCATTCGTACTAACCGTATCTGAATATGTCTCTAGACTAAATGAGTCTGCCATTGGACCATCTCCTTTTCTGTCGTTCCCTCAACTGCATATTAAATATGCCTTCGGTTCAGACTAAAGTGAAGTTCGGTAGACGGTCTACCCAATCTAACCGAACAAGTTATCTACATTACCATCAAGGCCTAATATACCATCAAATAATTGATCATCTTTTGATTTATCAGCTGTTCCTTGACTGTTCGAATCGCTAGCAGTTGTAGGGATATTTCTTACATTTTTCATTTGAGTAAGCATATCCTGTTTAGTAGAATTGGCCACGTTTGTATTTGCTTTATCTTTGTTTAAAAGATAATAGACATCATCAATGGTTAATTTACGAGATTTTGCCTGTTCTTTAAAACTTGCAAATTCTTCTTCTGTCATCCCATGCTTTTTAACAAATTCAGCTTCCATATTTTTTTGAGCTATTTTAGCTTGCATTTTTTGAGCATTTTGCTTTTCACGGCTTAAAACACTACCAACTCTTTGCTGAACTATTCCATCTATATGAGCATTCATAACTTTAGCAGAATCCGAATCAGGATTTTCCATAGCTTCTGTAGCATCATACATAAAATCTTCAGAAAGATTTAGTTGTTCTTTAACGTCTTTAGCAGGTTGACCACCATTTTTAAAATATGATCTAACATGGTCTACTAAACCACTGTCGCGTTTCATTGCATCGAGAACAGGTACAAATGGTTTTAAGTCTTTAAGCTGTTCATTCATTTTAATAGCTTCTCTACTTGAATCCTTATACCTTTTTTTGTATGGATTGTCCTCATTATCCCAGTTCACATTAGAGCCTTGTGATTGTTCGTGGGTTACCATTTCGGAGCCACTTTCACTTTGGGTTACTTCTGCGTTATTAACTTCCCCTTCTGCCACCATTCCATTAACGGAATTTTCAATTTGGCCAAAGAAATCGTTAGAGTCATCCATGATATTATCTACCACTTTTGAGTTACCTTCTACTTCGTTTGACATTCTTTCTCCTTTTCTTAAAAAAAAATTAAAGTAATTTAATCATTACCATCTGTGTTTTGCAAATCATTTTTTAAATTATTTATAGCCATTTGTGCCTGAGCATTAGTTTCTGTAATAATTTTTTGAGAATCGGCATCTAATTTTGCTGAATTTTTTTGAACTTGATTTTTCATTTCAGCTTGCATTAATTTTTGCTCACCCTCTGTTTGCAATAACTCTTTTTCAATTTCAGACTTAACTTCTTCTTTCTTTTTATTAATTTCAACTGCAGCTTGCATTACTTTATCTTTAATACCAGATTGAACAAGTTGTCTTTCTAAAGTTTCTATAGTTCCACTTAAATCTTTTATTTGTTCTTCTTGTGAACCTAACTGACTTTGCATTTGAGAATACATTGATTTTCTTTTAGCTATTTGCTCTTTATTCTTAATATCAGTTTCAGCAAGTAAAGCTATATCATCAATAATACCTAATTGCATTAATTCTTTTAATTCTGCAACATAAGCCCATCTATTAACAGGCAATGTTGATCCAGCGACTATTCTTACATCAAATTTAGCAGCAGAATAATCCATAATTTTTCCTACAGCTTCCCCAAAGTCGTTATAAATTGGAATATTTATTTCAACTTTTCTTTCCTCTTGTAAAGCACTTGGTTGCACAATCCTGAATACTTTTTGCGCAGTGTAAACACTTTGTGTAAATTGTTTGACTAAAGTTCCTAATTGTTTTAATGCAGGTTCTAAAGAATTTTGCATCCATTGTTTAATCCTCCTTGTTCCATATTCATCTAAGGCTAACATGCCTCTATAAGTTTCGTTTGCTGCTCCTGAATCTCCCATCATAGAGCTGTATATACCTGCTAAGTATTCCATATCATTTTTTGCGCTTTGAACTATTTGAAAAAACGCACTATTTAATGGAGCAGGTTGTACTGGTGTTGGTGGTGTTGAGCCAGGTCTAATAGGTAACAAAGCTCCAGGAGAGCTAGAATATCTTTCCCAATAATCAGTATCTATACTTCCTTCTTCATGCATCCATCTTAAACTACTTCCTAAAGAAGCATTATGAACTAATATTTGATGTGATTTATTTATTTCTCTTTGTTTACCTATTAATGGTGATACTGCTGATATTGGAAACGGAGTACCTGTCCATTTAAAATGAAAAGGAATAATTGGATACTCTGTTATCCCTTCTGGTAACACTTTTGTATATAAAGTTTTATCTCCTACAACACAACATAATTTTATTCTTGTTCCATAAAACTGAACATAATCAACTAAAGTTTCTGAAAAGTTTGGATCTTTTTTAATAAGATTAAATTCTTCTTCAGTAATAATAGTATTTTGAACAGTACTTGCTTTTTCTTGTAATTCAGCCATCATAGATTGAGAAGCTTGTTGAATTTCTTGCTCTATAGCTTTTTGCATATTGGCTATTTCAAGCTCATATCTTTCTGGAATCATTTTACCTTCTTGAACAGCTATTTGCATTTGTTGTTGTTGTTCTAAAAATTGAACTTGTTTTTCTGCTTGCAGTTGCTTCATTGCTTCTTCAACTTGCATTTTTAATTGATCAAGAACTTGAGGTTCTAACTTTTGTCTATAAAAAGCATTAATATAAGAAACTTTTATTTTTTCATAATGTTCCATTAGTTCTATTAAATCATCATGTTCTCCATCTAAAGTAACAGACTCATTAGAATCAATATCTTTATAAGAAAAATCTTTTCTATCAGAACCTGTAGACTTTTCGCTATAATCAAAATCTTGATCATCTATACTAGAAGCCTTTTTAATTTTTGATTTATGTTCAGGAAATAATGAATACAAATGTTCTTTTGGTAGAATCTTTCTTACAACTATATAATTAGCATCTCTAAACAACATATCTCTAGATTTTGGATCTACAAACACATCAAATGGTTCTGGGTTTTTAATAATAACTTCACCCATACCATTATCAGCGTCTTTATCTACATTAACAAGTAAATAACCTATAGATTTAGTAACAGCATCATTTATTGCATTAGCATATAAAGTTGAGCCATCAGATTGGTCCCAAATATAATCAGCCATATCAGAAAATACTGAAGCAACATCTACATCAGACCCTTCTGCACCAACTGCTTGCCATCTAGGTTTACTAGAAGTTGCATAAAAGTTTAACATTTCTACAACAGGCATAATTCTGTTGATAGTAAAAGTAGGCATACCTTGCTCTTCTAATGCAATTCTTTCATCTTCAGTTAATTGATTATCATGAGCAAAATCATAACCCTTTTGATTTACATATTCCCATTGAATCCTTGAAGAACTATTTGCTAAATCAAAAATATCTTTTATACGTTGTGCATTTTTATCTATTTTCTTTGCCATTATTTCCCTTGTTTATATTTATTACTTGCTACTATAAATTCACTACCTTTCCAATGTGAAGAACCTTTCGGACTTTTTTTATGCCTTTTCCCAACTGGATGTGGCGTACCTTCTTCTGGTCATATGTGCATTTTTTTGCTCATTAGTACCCCGAATTATTATTATTTAATTTATTATTTCTTCTTCTACCTAATAAATTATTTTGTTGATTTCTTTGATTAGGTCTCATAAAGTTTCTACGACCCATTGAAGGTGTATTCATAACTCTAGAACCTCCACTACCTGGTTTACGCATTTCAATATTAGGTAAACCTGCTGGTCTACGCCCTTGACCAACTCCTGTTGGGGAAAATCTTTGCCCTTGTCCTTGATTACCTATACGTGGCGTATTTTGTGGCTGAACGTATCTAGGATCTTGTCGCCTTCCACCACCAACATTATCTTGCATACCACCTTGTCCACCAAATGTTGTATTATTATTTTGAGGTTGAACATATCTAGGGTCTTGTCTTCTTCCAGCACCAAAATTTCCAGTATTATCTGAAGTTTGGCCTGCAGGCATTGGACCTGGGTTTACTCCAAATCTTTGTGGTCCTCTAGGAGCAAACCTAGAGTTTCCAGCCCTTCTTCTGCCCATATTATTGTTCATTCCTGAGTTTCCCCCCGCTGGCATAGGTCTACGACCTCTTCTATTAAATGCCATGGTTTCTCCTTAAGCTACGACCCAACTTTTTGCGCTAGGTCTGTGTTTTGTCCAAACACCCTCTCTGCTTTTTTGCATAGATTTAGGTGGATGAGCATGTTTACATGCATACGCTAATGCGTCTATAGTATCATCATGCCCCATTCTTGGACCAAATGTAAAAATTTCATGTTGTAAATCATAATGATCTTTTCTTACAAACATACTTCTTATTGCAAATCTTTGTGCTAATATTTCTTGTATTCTATCTCTTTTACTCATTCTATTTCCTGGCTTTTCAGCACAATATTTAACACTAAAATCATTCTTTCTTCTCATTTCTGAAACCAATGCTTGAAAGACTGGTTTAGACATAGTAGTGTCTTCAATGGTAAAAAGAGAAGGGTGATAAATTTTGTTATAATCAAATAAATGATCCACAATCCCTTTTTTACCAGTTCCAGGAATCCCCAAAACAGGTAATGACCTATTACGAAGATAGTCAAGAACATAGCAATTATTGTCACTATCAATAGCGACCATGATGATAACACTAAAGTCAGTATCTCTTCTAGCGCTATCCGTAGCTGGGTCAACGCCCGCAAAGACATTAACAGGTTTTTCAGTTCCGTCTTCAAGTATGACGTAGTTAATCCCAGTATCTTCATCATGTTTAAATCTTCCATCCCAAAACTGTAAATGATCTCTTGTAAAAATAGCATCTTCACTATTTTGTACTTCCATCATATACTCTTGATAAAACTTTTGTGGCTGACCTGAATCGGCATAGAACTTCTTTTTACGTTCCATTTCTTTTTTTCCAAACCAACCAGGCCATAAAGATGAACCATCTGGCTGTAAAGCTTTATAACTTATCACATGCCAACTATATTTTTCACCTTGTTTAACAGCTTTTTCTTTACCCACAAGTATATTTTGTATAAAGGAGTCAAAGTGAACAGGAGTTCCATTGATCCTAAGCCTACCCGTATGAGGCTCAAGAGCAGGGAAAACAACTGCGGTAACAAGATTCGCAATTTTAGCACGAGACTCAGACGTAATGGTATTATTTTCATCTTCAAAGTCGTCAAGAACAATGAGGTCATATCTTTTATGGAGTTTAGCTCCTCCTCTAATGCCTGACAAATTTGATTTTGATATGAGTTTACATCCATTTGTTAGCTCTATATCGTCTTCTGTCCATTTCTTACCTTTTAAATTACCGAAATAATACGAAACTTTTTCATTATATTCCAAATGGTATTTTATATAATCCAAATTAGGTACACTGATTTTAGACGATGCGGCTACCCATCCATAAAATAAAGGGCTTGTAGCAAAACAAAAATCTCTCATAATACTACATTTAGTTAATACTGTTTTACCATGTCCTCTAGGCAGAATAACAGCTAACTGTCTTTTATCCATATCCATTAAAGAATCTGCTACCTCATAATGAAAAAAGGGAGTTTCACTTCTCATAAAATCGTCTGCTAAAAATAATTTACCAAATGAAATCATGTCTTTTTGTGCAAGCATAAGAGCTTCTTCTGCCTTGCTAACGTTTTCTTTATTTATATTTAAGTTATATTTTGACATTAACGTTTATCATACATTAAATCTCTTAAAAGAGCTCCTGAAGCAGCCTTTGCATCAAATCCACCTTTATGAGAAAAAATTTGATTTTCAAATTGAACCATATTATCAGTTTGAGGTGTAAATCTAAAAACTTTAGTTATACTATTTGGTCCAGAAATACGATTTAAATGTTCCCAACTATAAAATCTATGCTCTATACCTGATTGATGATCTCCTGCATCTTTTCCTTTCCAATGCGCATCAGTATAATTACCAGAAGCAAATAAAACACCTTTTTCTGTAACATCTAATACAATCATAGAATGTTTACCAGATTCATTTCCAGCTCTTGCTGCAAAATCACCTTCTTCTCCCATAATAACCCAATCACCTGGTTGAGCATTTTGAAAAGAATTAGAAGGGTTTCCGTCACCAACAGTTGTCCAATGTTTCCAAGATTCAGAAGGATCTCCTTTGTTACCTTTTTGAATTGCGTCAATAATATAATTATTATTACTAGACCATTTATCTTCTGTTTTAGACCAAGGTAAATAATTAATTAGTCCAGCACCTGTATAAACTGCACATGCAGTATCAGCACATACTGAACCAGATCTTCCTTCTGGACCATCTTCACCAGGCATTAACGTAAAATGAGCTTTTCCGTCACCATAAGGAGATTCATAAATAGATTGTACCCCAGCTCTTTCTAAATAAGAGTTTACAATTTCTGCAGCATAAGGACTTGCTTCATCAAAATTAGCTACACTTGTTCCATACATGTCTTTTGCAAGTTTTATTTCTACTTGTCTTTTAATTTCACGCATATGCACTTTATTATCTTTCATACCTTTTATAAAATAATAAAAATCATTAGTTTTGACTTGATTTAATTTTTTAGGGTTTTTTTCTAATTTGTTATGATCTACTAAAATATTATAAGCTATATTATCAATATCAATTGAATATATTGATTTAAAGTCATTATCTGAACTATAAACAGGATAACTCCCTCCAAAAGTAAGTTCAGTTTCAGGAAACTCGTCAGGATGACGGCCTATAACCATATTAGCCATACCTAGCCCAGAAGCTACAGCAGTTGATGCTTCTGAAAGCCTCCTTCTAGCTTCAGTTGTCCCTGCTTGCATTAGTACATCAAGTAACCCAGGCATTAATAACTCTTATCTTTTTTTAATTGAGCTAACTCTTCATCTGTTATTGATCCATCAATTAGTCTATCAATAATATTTAATATTTGCGCTTGAGGCATGAATGCTTTTCCTACAGGTGAGTTAATAATATCAAATATTTGATCTGCAGAACTTCTTATATACTCATCAGTAACATCTAATTTCTTTGAAGCCATTTATTCTCCTATCTCTTTTGGCCTTTCAGCCTCTACTAAGTGTTTGTCTGCAAACCCCTGAAATAATGCTCCTGATACCTGAGTAACAGTAGTTTTGTTCTTATCTTCTAAATCCATAATATCCGATAATTTAAACAATGCTTTTAGTCTAGTTTCATCTTTCTCAGATGTTAATGCAATATTGTTAATGTTTTCAAGTACAGCTTTTTCATCTATACCTATTTCTTTTAATATAGGCTTTAGTTCTTCTTTCATAGCCGTCATAATCCTTTTTGTTTTTACAAGTTGCGCAGATTTCTGTTTAGCATAACCAGGGCTATTTGTAGGAAAAGCCTTCATATAAGCTTCCTGTGGTGATAACCCAGATACAATATACCCAACGAATAGATGCTCATGCTTACTTAGTACGGTCCGATCTAGCAGAACGTCTGCAGAGCTCTTATTCCCTCCAAAGGAATAAATATTGAGTCTGCGCGAAGTGTCCATCTTCGCCTTGGAGGTTACTGGAAAAGTCCCAGTGCACGTGCCAACGTATTCCCTAACCTTGTTCCGCCCTTTCGGCACGACCATCTTTCCTTTGCGCAATATTTGTATGTAACAGTTGTCATCAGCCTTTACCCAATCGCCTATATTAGCACTGCGCCAGTTACTTGCGATTTTTATACTGCTAGGTATTTCGCTAATGTCATCGAATACAGTATGTTCTATTCTATTTACTTTATATACTCTCATAATAAACAGAGCCCCGTCAAGGGGCGGTAGGAATCAAGCTTTAGCATAATCCTTACCTATTTTTATTAGTTGCATATCTTCTACAGTTAACTTATATACATTATCTTGAGTTATATCTATAATATCATCATCTTCTATTACTTCTTCCTGTATCCATTCTACAGTATCACTATCTTCATCATATTTAATAGTTAGTATGTACTTTTTCATATTGAAATTTATTAAATGGATTATTTAAAAGCAACAATTATTTTAAAACGACTTTTGAAAATTGTGCAATTTTAGTGCTTGGCTATATTACGCACCCCCGCCCCCCTTCGGGGGATTTCCAAATTTACTTTTTAGTTATTTTTGATTTATATTATTTCGTTAACTAACAAAAGGAGATCCGATGGACGAGATCAAGAAAAAGATACTCGCAATTATCTTGCGAGGTATGGAAGCGCAGACTAACTGCGGTATCCAAGCTATGCAAATGCAAGCGATTAAAGGTAGAATGCCTAACTGGCAAGCACAACAGTTCATGACTAATAACAACCAAGCGTTGTTAGGGTTTGGAACGATGGCTCCCAACATATTAAATGGGACATTGCCTGCACAGCAAGGTAATCCTGAGTTGACTCAGCTTGTTGAGTTACTCAAGTCGTCAGACAAGGGGTCTAGCAAGACAGATAAGAAGCTAGGTTACCTATCTAATGACATTAAGAACCTTACCGCAAGTGTTAAAGCATTAGTTGATTCACAACAACCTAAGCCGTAAGCTTAACAGTTAACAGTAATTGGGGTCTTCGGGCCCCTTTTACCTATTTTATTACTAAAATAACTTAATATTTATACAAATACAGGCAAATATAGTGATATATGGTATGATATAGACATACAGCAATATAGCCTGCTACAATGTATGCGTGTGTGTATGATATATATATAAACTTATACCACACATATAACAAGTATTTTGTTTTCTCCTAACCTATTAACGCCTAGTGTAAAAGCTAGGCAGAAAGGCATATCGTGATAGATATTAGCAATAAAGTCATTGGTACTTCATTAGGCCAATGCATTAGGGATATATTAGTTGGACATGTCAAGTTCACTGATGTAATAATGATATATTGTGGTACAAACATACAATCTCAAAGAGACCTTAATAAAGTAATTGATAGGTATTCTAGAGATGTATGGGCTTTTCACAATGAAGAAGTAATTAGACAAGTGATAGATTATTTTCTATTTAGAGGTTTAATACAACAGGAAAGAGTTGGTAATAACATTTATTATGGTTCTTATCCTAATCATACTAAACTTTGGTATAAACTATCAGACTTTGATGTTAAAATTCAAAAAGCGTTTACTGTAGTATTTAGCGCTAATTTGGATAATTCTGATAAAGGTGATATACCTGACGCTGATAAAAGACGCAATTCTTCAGTTAAAGAAGAGTTGGATGATTTAATATTAGCTAACGCAAAAATTTATGATGCTAAAAGAAGGAGGTGTTTAAATGATTAATATGATACCTATAAGAGATGATCATAAGAAAGTATTAGTGAGTGCTAAAGATATAAAAACTATCTTCACTTTTGAAAGAGAGCCACGTTCAGAGACATTAGAGCAAAGACTTGCTGCTAAAAGAAATAATGAACAAGTATATTGTATTAATATAAAATATGATAGTTATTTTGAAGAAAATGGGATTGTTCTATCATATAGAAATGAATCAATACGAGATACGGTATTTGAGAGTATTTATAAAACATTAGACTCCCGATCTAATATAGTTGATAATAGTTCAACAAAGGCAATTGAGCCTGTGATGCGTAAAGATCCTAAGTTTACATTTTATGATGTATGTGTAGGAGGTGCTTTATATGAATGATATTTATACAGCAACATTATTGTTCCCAGATGGTCATTTAGAGGTCTGGGAGCATATTGTTTATAATTATGCAGATGCTAGAACAGTGCATCTTTATTTAGAACTGTTTCGTCTTAATGGTGTGAAAATAGTAGATCAAACAAATGATAAACTACTATATATACCTAAAATAGTATCATCATATCAATTAAGGGGGATGTTACAATGATAAGACTATTATTATTATTAAGTGTGTGTTATGGATATGTTAATCTTGACCTATTTGTAACACATGCTGCTAAACAGACTCATAGTTTTGTACAATATGATGGGTCTTATTATGATATTGATTACCCAATGGGTGACATATCAAGAGATAAAGGTGTGTGTACTGATGTAATAATCAGAGCATATCGTGATTGTTGTGGAGTAGATCTACAAGAGTTAGTGTACGTAGATATGATAAATAATAATCATTTATATGATACACCTTATGAGGTTGATAATAATATTGACCACAGAAGAGTAAAGAACTTAAGAGTATTCTTTGAGCATAACGGATATGTTAAGCCAAATGATGATGAGTTCTATCCAGGTGATATAATTACTTGGAACCTACGCAAAAGAGGTAGTTTACCTCATATAGGAATATTATCTCATTTATATAGTATAGATGGACATCCACTGGTTATCCACAATTCTGGTGGTGGTGTAGTTATTCAAGACATATTGTTTAAATATGATATAACTGGCCATTATGTATATCGTGGAGAAGGGAGAATAAGATAATATGTTTAATCCTAACCAATTAAAGCTAGATACTACCATATTACAGTCTAGAACTGTTGGTAATCTAGTAGAAATATTAAGAGAAGGCTTAAAGTCTAATGATCCATTGATATTAAAAAAAATGGTAAAGTATATACTTAAAGAAAGAGATAAATCTTTACATATGTACAGCACTAGATCAAAAGGTGGCCATAGAAAAACTACTGTTAATAAAAAAATAGAAACAATACAAAGGAGTAAAGATGATAATTAATATGATAAAATTATGTGCTTATACTTTAGCGATTGGCTTAACATTTGTTGGGGCATTTGCTATATTATTCAATGTATTTATTAACATATAGGAGAAACTATGGATGAGGAACATGAGGCTTTTGAAGCAGCATTAGAAGATATGGGCTTAAATGATGCAATAGTATTTATATTAGCCGATGAATATTATAATTTGTAACTAAAACAGGCTTTCTTTGTTGAGGACAATAGTAATGATACTAAGCAAATAAACAAAGGAGGTGTTATGAATTATATTCGTGATAGTAGTAGTGTGGGATAACACTCATGCTACTGCTTGATCAAAAAATTATTAAACTTATCCTATACCAATGTTAACTTGCCCTTGGCTCATACCCAAGAAGGCGAGAGTCCTGAGATAACAACAGGTAAGGTATAGGAGCGCATTGCACGCATTGCAATACAACAATGAATAATGAAATAAAATTGAGAGTTATGAAACAGGCCTGATCACCTGTGGATTAACGATGTGAAACCTGTAGAGCATTCTGGTGAGGAGTGTGCAGGTAGACTGTTAGGTGTGACCGCTATAATATCAAGTGATGTTGTAGAACTAGTAGAGGCTAGAACAGTCGTAGAGCCAATATAAATGATAAGGGAATCCTTATCCAGTGGGTGTATATGTCTAGAGATAGACACTGAATACGGTAAGCAGGTCTTACATGAAAACAGATACACTATTTAGTCTATGGATTAACTACCCATATGTGACGACCTATCGGGGTAACCAGCCCTCATGGAGATAGGAGTAGCATACTTGATCACTCTTGTAGACGAAACACTGCCAATTAAAAATGGTATCTTGCGGGTGTCCCAAATCCCGCCACAACTCAAATACTTTTAACCTACTAATCAAGGAGAATTATGAATAAATTTACATGTGATATATGTGGAGACACATCTTATGGTCATTCACATAATACTCAACCATTATTAAATGGACAATGTTGTGCACTATGTAATATGATATTTGTTACAGCATCTAGAATTACTGGTGTTGATTCATTAGATGAACAAATAGAATATATGATGAAAATGAAAGATGAAGATGAACTACCTGATATGTTCTTAGAAGTTTTAGATAGAGTTCGTGACTATCAAGGTAAAATATTTCTAGAAGAAACAGCCAAAATATCTATAGAAGATCTAAACGCTAAATTAGATGAATTGGAAGAAGAGAAAGAAATAGAAAAGTTAAATATGTCAAAAGAAGAGATAATATATAACTTAAAAAAAGCATTTGACAATGCAATTAAAATAGAAGCTTATGAAGCTGCTGCATTTATTAAGAAAAGAATTGAGTCTCTAAAGAGTTGATTGGTAGGAGAACAACTGATCTGTAGTTGGCTTGACAAGTGCCCTATACTAAACTGCAGATATAGCACCCATCATCGATAGGAATACCTAAGGCAAATTGCACTGCATGAGCTGTTGGTGGGTGCTGAGATTTGTATATCATTTACTATAAATATAATGAAAATAAGAAAAAACATAGAAAAAATATGGAGGATATTAAAATGGGCTTTGATTTAAGTGGTGTTAATCCACAAATAAATAAACCTGAATCTGAATATAAATACTTTAAAGAAGATAGTGAATTATGGATGTCAGACGACAAAAAAGAACGTGAAAAATACTTTAAAGAAATGGATGATTACCATGAAAATAATCCAGGAGTATATTTTCGCAATAATGTTTGGTGGTGGAGACCATTATGGTCTTATGTTATCAATTTATGTGACGATATACTTACAGATGATGATATGGAACATGGATCATATAATAATGGACATGAAATATCTCAAGAAAAAGCATATAAAATAGGTTTAAGACTATTAAAAGACATAGATTCAGGTAAAACTGCTGTTTATGAAGAATTACACACAAAAAATAATGCAGAATTAAGTCAATCTAGCGATAAAGATGCGGCATTTATGTCTAATTATCCATTTGATGTAGATAATGTAAGAAATTTTGCTAATTTCTGCTTACAATCAGGAGGTTTTACAATATGTTAACATTTTACCCAGTAAAAACTGAAGAAGAACTAATAACTGAGCTTCATCATGTAAGAAATGATATTGCTTTATTAAAAATAAGGCAAAATAAGATAATTGATGAACTTGTAACATTAAAAGGAGATAAAGATGCCAAAAACTAAGAAAACTAGAGATCCAATAGATGAAATTGATAATATATTAAAAACTATAGATAAATTAGAAGGTAATATGGATATTTTAAACACAAATATGCAACATGCTATTGATTTACAGGAAGAAATAGGAAGAGATTTAGACAAGATTAAAAAAAGGATGGGATTATGATAAATTGGATGAATCTTTGTGTATATGGTGGAATATTTCTACTTGGAATGATAATGTGGTATTATATAGTGAAATGGTGGTTCTAATGGATATATTTGAACTAGAAAAAAACAATGTAGTACTTAAAAGAACTGTAAGATACCTTGATGGTGAAATAAAAGAAATAGTAGAAAAACAAATATTAAGTAACCTAACCAAGATTGATAATTTCTTTGATGATTTAGAAAGAGAATATCAGTCTATTAACTCTTATGAAGAAGGAGGCCAAAATGGCAACTAAAACAATAAAATTTCTACAAGGTGGCGGCTTTGTAGAAAGACAAACTAACGCTGATACTGTTGAGCAATTAAGAAATGAATTTCCAGATGATATTAGTAATAATGCATCTGTTGCTGTTAATGGTGTTTCTGTAACTAACACTCATGCTATTGCTGAAGGTGATATTGTTGCAGCTGTTAATAATAATAAGTCTGGCGGTGATCAGTAATTATTAACTTAAGGTGGTCGCTGGTCTCGAGACTAAAAGATAGATAGGCACTATTTAAAGCGCTATCTCCACCTTATAACTTATAGGGCTGTAGTGACAGGCGAGTCAATAACTGTAGCCAGCAATTGGCGTTATGTGAGACTAACGAGGGTCAATCAGCCCTATATTAAACTTGGAGGGTTTATGACAGATTATAGAGATTATGATTGCATTGTAGATGGCTCAATAGAACAATGCTTAGAAGAAATAGAAGTAGGAGATCTTGAAGAACACATTTATTATGGTCCTCAAGCAGACATAATGGAGAAATTACAAAGATTTAATGCTAGACACAGAGCCGATTTAGAAATTACTAAAACATTTAAATGGAAACGTGGTTCTTATGAAAGAGTTGCTGAACTTATGATGAGAGGTCTTGGATTTAGAAGAAGGCCAAGTGGTATGTATAATTATTTACATAGAGAAGATTGGTTTAGAACTCATACCTGGGATTCAATTAAAAGCCAATTACAAGATATGGATTCTGACTTGTACAGGTTAAGAAATAATGGTGAAGTATGGTTAGATGATCCTTCTGTTCTTGTAGAAAGAAAAAATTTGTATTCTAATTATTTGATAGAAAAAGTAGAACTTGCTGATGAAATAATAGAAAATGTAGATATAATGGCTGAAATGTATCATCAGTTATTTGTTCATCCAACATCACGCTCAAGTAGAAGATATATGCTAGTAACAACACTACGTATTACTCCAGATGTAATGAAAGTTTATGTAACTGAAGGTAGAAATAGTAATGAACCTGCTAAACATATAGAAAATATAGCTTGTGATACAGATGTATACTTAAATCTTATTACATATCCATTGCAAGTTATGACAAGACATTCTAATTATGATAGGCCTTCAATTGATGTAAGTATTCTTGGTCAAGTTGAACAACCAAGCGATAAAGGATATTTATCATTTCCTTATATTTCTGGTAGCAGAAACTACAGAGGCGGTTATTTTGGAAATAGTGTTTGCTTTGGTGACCAATCAACAGATGTGCATAATTCATTATATAGATATGATTTACCATCTTTTGTATTGCAATGTATACCTTGGGCTACATCATATACTAATATGACACAACCACATAGCAACATTAAAATGATGTATCATGGTGAACCTAGCAGATTATCTGATGAATACAGATCAATATTTGGTACAAATACATCTAATATGTGTACTTACATACCAGATGGTGATAATGATTATTGTGATGTAAATGAATGTGCTCTTAGACATAGTTGTACATTATATAAAGATGCACATCCTCAACCAGTAACACCAGAACAAGCTGAACAAATGACCTTACAATGGGCTACTAGAATGGGTGGCGTTAATCACGCTGCTCCAACTATAATACACACAACTGATAATTCAGGCAATCCTGTAACTGTAACTAGAGATAGAACGTCAATGGAACAAGCTGCAGATGCTCAAGAACCACCAATACAAGGTGATCGTGAACAGTGGCCTGATGAATCACCACAAGGTGACGAAATGTAACTTAAAAGGAGGAATAATGGACGCTAGAACTTCATACTTTAGTAATGAAATTAAAGACTTACAGTTTAAGTTTAAATCATTGCGTAATGATCATGAAACACTTAAAAAAGAATATAAAATACTACAAAAACAAGTAAAAAAGCTCGAGGAGGGTAAATAATGGAAATATTAATACATAAAGAATCTTGGGATAAGATTATAAATTATGCTAAAGCTGCTTATGTCACAGAAAAAGCTGAAATAGGTGGTATGGCTGTAGTAACACAAGATAAAGATGGTGACTGGACTATTGAAAATCCAGTTATATTACCACAAGAAATAGCAGGGACTACGTGTGACCTAGATAAAGAAGAATTGGCTACGTATTATACTCAAATGGCTATGAAATACAAAGACCAGAAGTTTAGATTTTGTTGGTGGCACAGTCATCACACAATGAACGCATTCTGGAGTGGTACAGATTTATCTAGCATTGATGAGTATGGTGAAGGTGAATCAGACGTTTCATTTGCACTTGTTGTTAATCTAAAAGAAGAATACAAATGTAGAATATCTGTATGGAAACCAGTAGAAATACATCAAGATGTAGAAGTTAAAATATTAGATGATACACCTGAAATAGAAATACCACTTGATATAGTTACAGAAGTTAAAGCTAAATGTAGAAAACGTACTTATGTAAGTTCTTATAAATCTGGTGGATCTGTATTAGAATCGCCAAATAAAAAGCAGTTAGTAATTGGTCAAAATGGATTTGAAAGTAGTTATAATTGGGCTAAATATAGTTGGCTTGATGATGATTTAGAAAAAATTGTTACACCACAAGAACAAACTAACTTTGAAGCTAAATGGGAATATGCGACTAATAAAATAACAGAGTTTATTAGACAATTTAATACAGGAGCTTGGAATATGCACAAATATAAATCTGCTGTAACTCATACAAATAAAATATTAGAACCATATGGGATTCAAATAGAAACATTAAACAAGCGTGAGTTAACAGAGTTTATTGAAATGGATTCTGAACCATATGAACTGTTAACAGCTGATGATAAATATCATGATATAGCAGAAAGTTTAATAGATTGCGCATCTTATAATCAATCTTATGGAGGGTATGGAATATGATAAATACTAGAAGCCAAGATATTGCAGATATATCAGGCATTAAGTTTCACATTGTAGGTTGCGGGGCTATTGGAAGCTCCGTAGCCACACAATTAGTAAGACTTGGTGGCAATAATTTTGTTTTATATGATTTTGATAAAGTTGAAATACCTAATGTAGGTGTAAGTCAATATAATGAACAAGATGTAGGGCTATCTAAAGTAGGTGCTCTAACAAATCATATGAAAAAAATTAATGTAATGATTGAAATAGAGGGAATTGTTGATAAATTTAAATATTATCATGGAAATAAAGATGATATATTAGTATTAGGTTTAGATAGTATGTCTGCTCGTATGGAAATAGTTAAATTGTTAGCAAAATGCCCTTATAAACCATCATTTGTAATAGATGGTCGTATGGGTGCAGAACAATATCAACAGTATATATATGATAATATTACTGTTAAACAATATGAAAAAGATTGGTATTCTGATGAAGATTCTGATCCAGAACCATGCACTCGTAAAGCTACATCTTACTGTAGTAATATGAGTGGAAGTTTTATATCTAATTCTATTAAGAACATAGTTATGAAACAGCCTTACTTTAAGGAAATAATTTTCAACTTTTCAACATTAATACTTGATAAAAAGAAATTAGTTTCTTAAATTCTAAACCCTTTATATCAAAGGGATCTTATGTATAGCACACTGAACAGGGTAGTATAACCCCTATTTCTGCCCTGTTCTCAAAATAAAAAGGAGGAAGCTCGTGACAAATATCGATGTTTCAAAACAAACTGGTATTGCTAAAAGTGTATTAGAAGCAAAAGCCAAAAACGAATCAAATGAGAAATCTTTTGATGAATCTCATGATAGAAGACATGATGAATGGAAATCACCTCAATTAGATCAATTAGCAGCAGCATTAGCTAAAGCTCAATCTGAAATGGAAGGTGCTAAAAAAGAGAGTACAAATCCATTCTTTAAGTCTAGTTATGCAGACTTACATGCAGTAATTAAATCTTCATTTCCATACTTATCTAAAAATGGACTATCTGTTAGTCAAGGTAATGAAGTAATTAAAGGCGCTGTATGTGTAACAACAACATTAATGCACGCATCAGGTCAATGGATGAGAAGTAAAATTAAACTTCCATTAGCTAAAGTAGACGCACAAGGCGTTGGAGCTGCTGTAACTTATGGTAGAAGATATGGTTTATCTGCTATGGTAGGTATAGCTCAATACGATGATGATGCACAATCAATTTCTTAATTAAGGAGAACATATGAGAACAATGACAATAAAGTCAGGTAGTAGTAATAATCAATATTCTACTGGGTGGCATGAATTAATAGTTTCAAAAGCTAAATATGGTGATTGGAATGGAACAAAATGTATAGACATTTACTTTGATGAATATCCAGAAAACTTTAACATGAGAGTTTATGCTAAAACAGGAACTGATGGTGAAGAATTTGCTATTGGTCAAATATATAGATTTGCTAATGCTGGAATAAGTAGCGCATTAGAAGGCCCTGATGGCACTAAAGTTGTTAAAATGGATGATAGTGAAGAAGCTTTAATAGGTAAAAAGATGAATGTTTACTTTTATAAAGATGGTAAATATTCTAGAATGTTATCTAAAACTGCTCCTACAGAATTTACAAATGCTGTAGAATCATTCACAACAGATGATGTTAGCTATTGGAAAGGTAAAGCTATAGATTTCTATAAGAAATATGTAGAACCTAAACTTAAAACAAGCTCAGAAGAATCCGTTTCTTCTTCCGAGACCTCCGAGAGTGACGATATACCCTTTTAAGTGAGTAGGTAATCGTTAATTATAGGGAGGCAACAACTGGTCCTGTAAGTCGTAAATGACCTACTGAGGAAATTTCCGCAAAGGAATATGTGAGTCTCCCTATATAAAGATTTGGTAACAGTATAAAAACTCCCTAGATAGTACTCAGTTTACTATCTGACATTTCAGAAATCTAAATTCCATTAGATTCCGATTATTTGTTTATGAGTATATTTCATACGTGACTATTGCCTGGCTGGAAGTTGCAGGAGTTACCAAAAAATTAAAGGAGAATTATGAGAGCGACAGAATTTATGCATTTTATGAATAGAACAGATATAGGTTTAGGACAAAATCCTAAAGAAAGAGACTATACACACTATACCCCTAGAATGCTTGCAAAAAGAGCTAGATATGAGTATCAAAAGATGCTTAGAGAACAAAAAAAATTAAAGAAATCGGAGGAAAAAAAATGATAGAAATAATACTTATAAGTTTATCAATATTTATATTAGCTGTAGGAACTTTAATACTGTTAATAAAAAGTGAAGTGGAGAATATACATGGAGATGATTAAAGAAATAGCATTTGGAGTTAGTAATAGAGGTAATTTTCAATCTAAAGATGAAGTTTGTGAGTTACAAGGCACTGACACTGATCTATTTGTGTCTTTATATGACTATGATGAAACAGTTGTAGCATATTATAGTAAAAAAGGAAGTTTATCAGGATTTGATGGTAACATATATATGCCTACAGAATTTATATTAGACGTTGATGGATCTAGTATAAGAAATGCTAGAGATAAATTAATAGGTTTATCAGATATATTAGATGATTGCAATCTATACTATAGAATATATTTTAGCGGAACAGGTTTTCATGTTGGTATACACAATTCAGCATTTAAATGGGAACCAAGTCCTAATTTACACGTAAGAGTAAAAGAAGAGCTAACTAAAGCTGGTATCTATAAATTTGCAGACCCCTCTGTTACTGATAAAACAAGAATAATAAGACTAGTTAATACTAAAAATACTAAATCTGGATTATATAAAATCTGTATAGAAGATAACTTACAAATATTATCTTCGTCAGATAAAGTGTTTAAAGAAGAGCTGATTAAATTAGCATCAGAACCTAGAAACATAGATTACGAAGATATTGAATTGAGTAGCCCAGTATTTGATGTAAGAGATAAAGAAAAACCTGAAGAAAAACCTGAAATTAAGGTAAGAAATAAGCGTGATCCTGTTGCTAACACTTGTATACAGAAAATGTTAGATGGTGCTCCACACGGTAAACGTCATATGGTCGCTCTTAGAATAGCATCTCATTTAAGATGGAACTTTCCAGAAAATATTGTAAGATTAATTATGGAAGATTGGCGCATTAGAGTTAACGAAGGTGCTAAAAGCGAGTTTAAAAAAGAAGAGATGGATGGTATAGTAGAAGGTTGTTATACTGGTCATGATGGACAAGGTTACAGATATGGTGCTGATGATCCAGTTATACAGTTTTATTGTAACTCTAAATGTACGTTACACAGAGGTGCTAAAGCCGAAAACATGATGGATTCAAGTAGTATGGAAGATGAATTAATAAACTTTTATGCTCAAGACTTAAAACCACTTAATTTAGGTGAGCCATATGATATGAATTTCCCTATATATCCAGGTGAAACAGTCATTATTCAAGCTCCACCTGCAAGTATGAAGACTATGTTGCTTCAAAATTGGGTAAATTATTTTAAAAGACCAACATACTTTGTTGAAATGGAAATGTCTCCAAGGCAAATATGGTCTAGATTTGTTCAGATAGAAATGGGGTGGGATGAAAATCAATTAGCTAATCATTACAAACAAATGAAAAATGGTATGGATAAAAGATTTGAATGGTTAACTGTAGACTATTCAGCTCCATATGCGCATGAATTAGAAAGAAGAATCACCAGCCTACCTGTTAAGCCAGAAATAGTAATTGTTGACCATTTGGGGCTATTTAAGAGCAAACAGAAAGATAATAACATGAAAGTTGAGGAAGCTAGCCAAGCAATTATGGAATTAGCTGTAAGACAAAATGTGATCGTCTTTGCTGTAAGCGAAGTATCTAAAGCTGCCTTTAAAGAAGGTATGGACATATCTTCATCTAGAGGTTCATTTAGAATTGCATATAATGCAAATAAATTAATATCTTTAAAGCCATATAAGAACAAAGAAACAGGTCTTGTTGAGCTTATAGATATTAAATCAGATAAAAACAGAGAGAAAGAACATCTGTACGCTAGATTAACAGTTAATAACGTAAGAATAGAAAAGGAGGGCTAAATGCCTAAGAAAAGTAAAGAAAAACTAAAATGGGAACATGCTGAAAAATTAGCTAACCTATATGAGCAAAGATCTAATTTGGAAGTAGCTTTTATAAAATTAAACGGAGCTATTGAAGTATTGGAATCAATAAAACCTAAGGAGTAATTATGTATTACAACACTAATGATGAAACAGGGGGAACTCTGCAAAATAGTAGGAATGCTGCAATAAAACAAGAGGATCAAATTCTTGGTATATTTCGAGCATTTCCAAATGAAGGTCTTACACCATTTGATATTGAAGATTTTGCAAATGATCAAGATGTTCATTGGCCTATAACAAGCATTAGAAGAGCTATTACAGATTTAACTAATGCTGGTAAATTAACTAAAACCGATATAACTAAACTAGGTAAGTACGGAAAGAAAGTACATACTTGGAAATTAGTATAACACTCAGGAGGGAAGCATGTCAAAAAATAAAAAACCTACAATGAATGAAGTAAGAGATGCAATAGCTGTAATGATTAGAAGAATTGATGATTTATATAAAGTTATGCATCAAAGTAATTTAACCTTTACTGAATATTTAATGTTCAAAAAAGAAGGAGATAAATTTACTGAACATTTAAAGGAAAAATACGATAAAAAGGAGGATGAATAATGAGTTGGTTTTGTGATACTCAAGAAGCAAAAGATCATAAGAAAAATTGCAAGAAAAATCCTTGGAATTGTGGCAAATGTGTTTGGATAGATGAATCAGCTATCGCTATGGGAAGATATGGTAAAGTTGTAGAATCTGAACCAGAAGCAGAAGAACTTCATCCTTTATTTGAACAGATAATGGAGACTTTTAATGGCAGAAAAATTGACTAAAAAACAATTAAAAGCAATTAAAAAACATAGGAAAGATAATCCTAAAGAAACAAGTCATGCTCGTAGAGCTAGATTATTAAAAAATAAACCTTGGTGGATGCCTCGTGACTAATTGCAATAAATGTAAATCAAAGTGCTTCCCTGTGTATAGTTTATCTATAGTTAACGAAATATACGTATGCAGGGATTGCGCTTTTAAAATAATGGAAGGATATTATGATAGAAGACCTATTAAAACTGAAAAGTCAGATTGATAGCATGGTAGAAACATATAAAGATCTACATCCAGATGAGTTTTATGACTTAATGGATAATGGTGAATATATTACTAAAGAAGAGTATGAAACTCATGACAGAGGTAATAATACACATCTAGACGGTATGAGTGAGTATAATCAAAAACAACAGGCACTTAAAAAAATAAGGGAGGGGACTTATGAAAGCACGTTCCGCGAAAAACAAGGGAAGAAAACTGCAGAACATGGTGAGGGATCGCCTTCGCTCTGTGTTTTCGGAGACTCTTGAGACGAATGATATTGAATCCCAAGTTATGGGAATGAGTGGTGAGGATATTGTATTATCCCCAGCAGCTAAAAGAGCTATAAAATACAGTTTTGAATGTAAAAATCAAGAAAGATTAAACTTGTGGAAATCTTTAGAACAAGCAGAATCTAACTGTGATAATAGACATCCTGTACTAGTATTCAAAAGAAATAGAACAAAAACATATGTAGCTATAGAGTTTGATCACTTTATAGAATTAATCGATGAAAAACAAAAGGAGATTTAATGGAATTAAATCACATAGATAAAACAAATTTAGAATGGATTGAACAATATTTAGAAAACACATCTTATTCTGAAATACCTGAATCATTTATCAATCAAGTTGACCAATGGTTTGAAACTGTTAGTTACATTAAAAGTTTAGTAGAATTAAAAAAACAAAGCTAGTGACTAAAAGTCTTGTAGAGAAGAAAGTATTTGCAAGAGTTCCTCTTCTGAGTACTTCTTCTCTGCCTTTGATTTCTTAGTTTCTTTAGGGGTAAAATATGTAGATACAGGTTCTGGCATATATTTCTGAAGAGGCATTAATAAAGCATCTTTATAACCTGAAAGTTCAGGAGTGCCATATAAACCTAATTCTTGTCCTAATAATGTAGGTACACCAGTACCATTTATAGATCTAGGTACAGTTGAGTAAATAAGTCTTCCAATCTGAGTATTTAAAGTTCTTACTATTTCTTCAGTAGAGTCAGTATTGTGTCTTTCATGGAATTTGATATAACCATTTGAATAAGTTGTCCATTCAGGTCCACCCATTTTCATAAAATTAGTAGCAGTTCCTATTCTTATTATATCACTTACAAAAGGACCACCAAATGTTCCAGTAATAGGATCTAATCCAAAAAAGGCTTTCTTTTTAGCTTCTTCATCGCCAGTTAAATATTCTCTTAACCTAATACCTCTTTCTAAAGTATCGTTTTGTACTAAATTATTAAAATTAGTATTTGTTAAAGCAGATAACCCTGTTATAAAAGTATATAACATACCCAATCTATATAATCTCCAAGCTTCAGGACTGTTCCATTCTTTAGCAAGTATATCATTACCACCTTTTTTAGCTATCTTAGCTTGATAGTTAAAGAAATTAATAGCATAAGTTGAAAACTGACCTAAAACAGAACCTACAGGGCTTTTTGTTATATTTGGTTTAGCAAACCTATCATATTGATAGTGAAGCTCTTTAACCATTGCTGCTCCATAATTAGAAGCTTTTTTTATAATTTGCCTTTCTACTTCAGGAGTAATATCCATTTCTGAATCTTTAGATTTTTTTAAGGTCTTTCTTAATAATTCTTGATTACTTTTTAAATCTCTATATTTAGTCATAAATGCAATCTTAAATGTTAAACCCCTATTTATTTTATTTTCAACCCACTGCATAGGTTTACCAGTTATCCTTGCAGTATTTTCCATCCAATCATTTATTTTACTAGCAGCAGTTGGACCTTTTTCTATAACTCTACCTTCTGGAGTAACTTCTAAATGTGCCATCAAATCTCTAGGCATAGCAAGTTCTTGTATATTAACAAATTCGAAACCATGTCTTTTCATTTCATTGTCAACAATAGTTTTCATAGATTCTGATTGCAAATCTTTCATAGCTGTATATATACCTTTATGACCAAAATATACCCAATTTTGTAAAGACTGGGTAGCATTTCTGGCAGCAGATCTTATATTTAATCCTAATTTAGACATAAATTGAAATGATGTAATAGCTTGAGAAAAATGAGCAAGTTTACTATCTCTAAATTTTGTGCCTAAAACAGCCTCATGTGTATCACCTATATAGCCTGCTAAGAACTGTAAATGTTGATCATAATCTTTTCCTTCTAATCTTCCCAACTCTTTTAAAGCATTAGTAGTTTCTTTTGTAACTCTTGCATTATAATTAAATCTTATAACATTATTTGAAAATGTATCAAGAAGACCTATAACATCTTTATTTTGAAAGTCAAACCTTCCAGATTTCTTTTCAAACGATAAACTAGGCATATTTAAATTGTCAGCTATATTTTTTATCATAGTACCCATATATCCGCTAACATCTTTATAATTTGTATTTACTTTACCAGAAAACATATCTTGACTAAATTTAGCAAATGTAGGAGCTATATCTAATACTTGTGTTGGAAAATAATCTTTAGGTTTTTTAGGAGGGGGAATTTCTTTACCATTTTTCTTTGTATAACGAAAATAATCATTATATAAATTTTCTAATCTTTTTACCTCAAAACCTACACCATTAAACTCATTTTTATGAGATTCTAAAACTTTTATATAATCTAATATACCATTACCTAATACTTTCCATAGTCTATCTTTTAATGGTGCTATATTTTGAGCAGGTTTACCATTATGCCAAAGATTAACAGCTTCTACTACTTCAGGTCCATATTTTAATTTTGCTGCATCTAAATCCTGTTTTTTAAACTTACTAGGATCTAGCATCAAATCATATAAAGCATTATTAATAGCCATTTGAGATTCAGGATCTACATTTTCAAGCCACTTTTTAGCATAAGCGTCAGCCTCTTCAACTTTGCCATCTTTCATTAACTTTTCATGAGTAATTTGGTGTTTTTTTAACTCTTCTTGAACTTTATTTCTACCATAACCATACTTTCTCATAAACCCTGTATCACCCATAGCTCTGTTTAAAGAGTTTTTTATAATAGCTAAATCACTACCTATAGTTTGTAAATTACCATGATAGTAATTACTAGCTTGAACTAAATTATTAAAGTATTTCTTAGTAATGGGGTTTTTAGATAAAACATTTTCAGGAAGATTAAACAGTTTACCTAAAGTTGTAGGCTTTTTTTCTAATCCATTTAAAAACTTTGTTACATGCTTATCTAACTTATTTAACTCTTTAGCGTTTGGAAGTCTACTAAACTCAAAATCTAAATTAGGAAGTATTTCGTTAAATACTCTTTCAAATTCATTAGATCTACCACCAGTCATAGCTTTTATAATTTTATTATCCATCCATTTATCAACAATACCATTTAATCTATTAGCTCTATCTTGTTCACTAGCTTTGACATTTAAAGGATTTAAACATTTAACAGCCATCGACTCTTCCTCCAACTTTACTATTTGTTATATTTTTTAATCTTTCAGCTCCGCCTGCAGGTGGATCTACAGGTAAATTTTCATATGGTGCTCTTTGAGGAACTTTTCTTGGTCCTCCATAAGTTAAATTTTGTTTAGAAGCATCACCAAGCATAATTTGATAACCATTTTCTACTGCTTTTAAATAGCTTTGACCACCATTAATAGCTCCATATTTAGTAGCACCAACAAACTCAGGTATATAACCAACAGGCATATAGTGTAAGAAACTAGCTTTAGCCATTTCAGAAGCAAAACTTGGTAATAAAGGTTGAGAAGACATATAATAAGCTACATTTTTATTAGCATTTTCAAATCCAAATAAAGAAGAAACTCCAGGATTTATATGTCTTTGTTGAAAACTAGGCGACCAACTTTCAAAACTAAACTGAGCAATATCATCAACTAAAGGAAACCCTCTAAATATATCATGTTTTGCATTTGCAGCATTTGTCATAGTATTATGAACTATTGTACCTCTTTCACCAGGTAATCCATAAACTGCTCTTAATGAGTTGTTTACATGCCCTGAAAGATGTGTAAATATCATGTCTTTTTGAAATTCTGTAATTAATTTAGAATCAGCGCTAGATATAAAGTTTAACCCTAATCTAATCATAGATAAGCTTTCTTTCTTAAAAGAAGGAGTTAAACGATCATGTAAATATGTAAATTTAAAAGGCTCTACTTCTGGAGACATAAGTTTCCATAATAATAGCTGCCCATATCCACCCTCAGATTGATATTTAGTATATAATCTTTCTAATCTATCCATAATAACAGTATTAGAACGAGTATTATCCATATACCATTCTTGCCCATTAAAGTTCTTTTTCCAAGTTTCTCTATAAAACTTTTTAAAATCTTTTACATCTTTCTCAAATTGCTTAGAAAGTTCTTTATTTGTAATATTTTCATTTATAAATATTTTGTTATATCTATCAAAAGCATTAAACCATATAAGTCTTTCTATTTGATCTACAGAACTAACACCTTCAACACGAACAACGTTATTTTTTGAAATGTATTTATTTAAAGCATTATCGTTTCTTTTAGCCCAAGAACTTACTGTTGCATAATCAAAAGAGTCAGGTAAAGGACCTTCAGCCCAACCTTTAGGAGCTTTTCTGTCTTTAATCATATCATCAATCAGTTTTCTTTTTGAAGCTTCTCTTATACCTTTAGCCCAAGGAACAGATTGTCCAGAACCTGATAAAACCATTTGCTTTTCTATTTCTCTTTTTTGATTTTTAAGTTGAAAAATATCCTCAGTTAAATACTCTATATATTGTTTATCACCTTTACCATAAGCATTAAATCTAGCTTTTTGTTGACTTCTTATTCTATAGTCTAAATAGTTAACGTAATTAAGATATTTGTTATTTTGATTTAATTCTTTCATAAACTCTGAAGCTACTGTACTAAAATCTTCAGAATACATACCTTTTTCACTAAACTTTTTAAATTCAGTAAGCATTTCCCCGCCAATTCTACCAGGGTTTTGAAGTCTCATATTATCATGATAACTAACAACAGACATAGCTCTTTCAAATGGAAGTTGATTATCCATCCACTGAGTTGTTGCTTTGTTATCTCTAGCAAAATTTGGCCTTATAGAATTGCCATAATTACCAAATATATTAACAATATTATTTTGGTTATCTCTGAACATTCTATTTACTTCACCCTTATCTTGCTTACTTAGGCCCTTTGTTTTCATTGCTTTCCAATATGCATACTGAGAAAGATTAGCCATTTGATTATCAAAAGTAGTAGTTTGGGTTATTATATCATCATAACTTATTTTTTCTCTTTTACCACTAGAAAATTTACCAGTTGCTAATCCTAATAAATGTTGATAAGGAGCTATAACTGCTTTAATAACTGCTTTTTCTGCATTAGTAAATGTATGACCTGTATCTTCTGGTAACCATTTATTTTTAAATTTACCAGAATCATTATAAATTGCTTTACTAAATATACCGCTATAACCATGCTCACTATCTCCAAACAAAACTCTATCAAACCACATATCATTGTATTTTTCAGCATTATAACCTTGTCTAGAATCAGTAATGTTTTGTATATCTGTAGCTAATTTATCTATAGTCTTTTCAATTTTAACAGGATCAACATATAACTTTCCACCACCATCAGCATTCCTTAATCTCATAGCGAAACCAGCAAAATCTGATTTTGTTTCTGGATTAAAAACACCACCAGAATTATAATGTTTTAAAGCATTTAATATCCTAGGAGTTTTAACTATTACCCCTCTTAATCTTTGAGCAGCATAATCACTAGCATAAAACTTATTCATAGAAGAAGCGTCTAAGAATGACAGATTTTTAGGTAGACTTGTTTTTTGGTTTACTCCATCAGGATTAACTCTTATAACTCTACCAGATAAAGCATTCCATTCTCTTACAACTTCAGTAGGAGCATTCCACCAAAAATCTAATTTATCAACATCAAAATCACCTTCATGTCTCATAGCAAAATCATAAGCATTTAATTTGACTTGATTACCGTAATCTTCAGTAAGTATTTTTTTAACACCTATAGCACTTACATCACCTGGTCTTGTATGTGGGTTTCTTCTAAAGTTTGCCATAACTTGATAATTTTTATTACCTTCTATCTTTTTTACAACATCAGATAATTTGTCGCCTTTAACAATAGATTCATTACCTGTTTCTTTTATAAATTGCTTTAAATCTATAAGATCATCTTGACCTTTTGGATTTCTTTTTATAAAATGTAAATTTCCTAAATCAACTTCTTTTTGTCCAGCTCTATATGGTAGTTCAGCTTCACCATAAGTATTTACTTCTCTACTTCCATTATCCATTTCTCTAAAAGTAGTATAAAGTAATTTTTCACCTGGACTAACAACTGATTGACCACCTAATTCAGTTTTCATACTTAGTATACCAGGTTTATCAATAAGATTAGATTTTAATTGATTTCTAAATTGATTAGCAAATGTTGATATTTGAGGTAATCCATTATTTTTAATCCATCTATTATAAGAAGAAGCATTATCTTGGACTTTCATATTTTCCATTAAATACTTACTATAAGCCAATCCATCAACTAAATTGTTAGAATCAAACTTTTTGTCAGACTCTTTAATTAAATTCTCTAAACTTCCCCTTAAAAGCCAATTAAACGCCTTATTTGATGCAGATCCACTTAAATGGTTTAATGCAGAATGAGATATTGTGGCGCTGTGGTCAGCGTTTACTATAGAGCCAATAGAAATATCTTCACCTTTAAGCAACTCTAAATGAGCTTCTCTAAAATCTTTTATTTTTTTACTACTACCTTTTAAATTAAGGTTGATTAAATCATCAAAAGTTTCCCAATCTTCAAATATTTTTTCTCTATTTTTTATTTTTGTTGCGCTTTCAAACATTACAGCATCAAGACCATTCTTTTTTAACATAGGATTTAATCTAGGGTCTGCTATAAATGCTGTTTTACCTATAATAACATTATTTCCAACTCTATGTACAATAGGTTTTATTCCGCCTAAACCAGGAGTATTTGCTGCTCCTGCTAAAGCGTAAAGACCTTGCATAGCTTCTGTACTAACCGCCATATAAGAATCATATTTACTTACTTCTCCGCCACCTGCCCAAGTTCTTCCACCTTCACCAAATTCATTAACAATTTTACTATCATATTTAAGTTCTGAATCAATTTGCTCTTTTAATTCTTGAAGTATATTAGCGCTTCTACCTTTTTTTAATTCTCCATTTTTAAACATTTCGTCAGCAACAACAATAATTTCTAGCCCACCATTCTTTTTGATTCTTTCTAAACCTTTCATCATTTCAGGGTTTTGTTTTTTACTTATATTGTGGTTGTTATAAAACTCAAATGTTTCTTTTATATAATCAGTAGACATTTCTTTCATAGCAGTATTAGCTAAAAGTCTTAATCTACCAGCATATTTAGCCGTGGCTTCTGCTCCCTCTGTTTTCATATGTTCCCAAAAATTCTTACCCATATTTTTGTCCATAAACATAAATGTAAACATAGTTTGTAATCTTTCAGACTGAATTGTAGCATCAGGTAAATCCCATTCATATTCAAATTTACCAGTTCCCTCATTTTTTTCATTTAAGATTTCTTTTTTAGATTTAGTAGACGATTTTAATAGCCCCTCTAAAGATTCAAAAACACTATTAGGTACATCAGGATTATCTTTTTTCCATTTTTCTAACTTTTTCTCAAACTTTTCAAGAATCTTAGGAATATTTTCTCTTTTAACACCTATTCCCCAAGAAAGATCAGCAAGTCTAATCATAATATGACCGCCTGTATTTTCATGAGCGAGAACACCCCATTCATCTGTTCTAAGATTTTTGTCTATACTAGTTTTAGATAAGGCAACACGATTAATGATTTCGTTCATCATATTAGCATTATCACGAGCATTTATAAGTTTGTTATTTTTTCCCGCAACAACCATATCAACTATAGAGAAAGAATCTTTTCCAAAAATATCTATTATTTCTCTAAATACATGGTTATCCATAACTGTATGTCTAAAATCAGTATGGACACCGTATCCTTCTGATACAGATAATCTATGAACATTTATTTGGCTTCTTGAACCTAAAATTAATTGTTGAACATCATTCATCAACTCAAATTGTTGGTTGCTATCCATATCTTCAAACTTTAATTCTTTATTATTTTTATCATAAAGTATAGCATCATTTATAAGCTGTTCTCTAGTAGTGTTTTTTGTAAACTCATAATCTTTTTCCAAGCCATATTTTTGTTTAAATGCATCTCTTGTCACAGATTGATACATGTCAATATCAGAAGCTTTACCCATAGCGCTTCTATAATAATTTACTTGAGATTCTAAATTAGCAATTTCTACGCCTTGTGCTATATCAAATTTTGCCTTATCATAAATTTCTTGCATATCTTTTTTAAGATTTTTATTCAAAGGATCAAGAGCCAATTCATCTTTAACTATATCATAATAACCTTTTTTTCTTAAAGCTTCTATAATTTCATTAGAATTAACTGATTTATTTCCATACATCTGATATATATAGTGTATCATTTCTCTTGTTTCTGAGTCAAATTTAGAATTGTTTTTTATAGCCCCTAATTGCTTTAAGAAATTATCATGAAGCATATTATTCATATCTTTTCTGACAGCTGTTAATTGACTTATCATTTCATGCAATTGAGAAGGTGTAACAGAAGCTACAGTAGATGTAGTTTTTATAAAACCTGTCTGTTTCCCATCTTTCATTTGAACTAAATAGGGACTAATTAAATCTTTGTAATTTCTAAATAACTCAGCAGCTAAAAATTGTTTTTCAATACCCAATTCAACAGATAGTTGTTCAAATAGTTTATCCATAGTTGGCTCTTTATCAAAGATAGTATCTATTACTACTCTCCAGCCCTTACCCATTTTATTTTTACTATTTAAATCTAATTTTTTTAAGTCTATATTATTTACTTTAGATGACATTTGATTTATAACGCCAATTAATTCAACCATATCCATATTAGGAGTTAACATTTTAAAATCCAAAAGCTTAGATAAAACTTTTCTATCAGTAGAGTTTAATATACTTCCATCTCTTTTTGTTGCTCCTTTAAAGAATTGATCCATAGCTCTTTCTTGATAAATAGCTTTGAACATATTAGATTCTGTCATATCTCCAGTGCTAAACATAGTTTCCATACCATTGTTTCTAAACACTCTTCTTAACTCTTTAATATCTCTTATTTGTTCTTGAGTAAATTTAACTTTAGAACCTGTATTATCTAATATTCTTTGTTCATAATTAGGATCTGTTCTTAATATAGATAATAAACTATTTACAAATCTTGCTTCTGCCCCTGATAAACCTTTTGTGCTAAATTCAGAAATTAAAACACTATCATTGCCTATAAATATTTTACCAATTAAATCTTTAGCAACAATACCATCATGCTTACCAGAAAAATCTCCCCATAAAGGACTTTCTAAATCAGTCATTTTGTTATGAATCTGCCTTACTCCTCTATAGAAATTCTGATGAATAATTAAATCCATCAAATACCCTTCTTCCATTAAACCATAAGCTCTTCCAACTTCAGGGCCTTGTCTAGTACCATTAATTAATTCATCTATTTTAGTATCAAAAGATTCAACTTTTTCTTTTAATCCTTCAAAATCTTTGTTTTTAACTTGTAAAGGTTTAGGGTGTCTTTCATTATATTTTAATTGCCTTCCATTTAAAGTCTTTACAATTCTGTTGTATTTGTCTAATATTATTCTATTAGAATCAGTAAGAGGCTCACCAGCCTGTATTTTGATTGGTAAAAAATCAGGTAACAATTGTTTTCCTGAAGCAGTTTTTCCAGGCTCTTGAAGCATTCTATCGTAATTACCACCTAAGTGATTGTAAATTTCACTAGCAGCTAAAACGTGATGATTTACAACATCTTTCATAGCTGAATCAGCAGCATCAAATATTATATCATCTAAATGATTAGGGTTTCTTATTCCGCCTGTTGCCGCTTTAAAATTTGTTTCTGCTAATTTCGCTTCTAAAGCTTTTACTTCTTTTACGGTAAGTTCTGTTGCTCCACGCATTCTTTCACCGCTTCCAGACAAATAGCCATCAAATATCTGTTGAACTGAATCATACAAAGGATGTTCACCTTCTGCAGGACCCTTTTTGTTAGTTTTAATAGCAGAGCCATCGTCTTTTACTACCAAACCTTGATCTCTTAATATTTTAACAAGACCTTGAACATCTTCATTCATTTCTAAGTTTCTTAAATGCTTTCTTTCTAAGATTCCAGCATTATATAAAGCTTGAGCATTATATATTTTAGGATTAACGCCTAATAAATCTAAATAAGTATTAGCATCTATAAAGTCTTTACCTACATCTTTATGTCTTTCAGCAAAAAACGTTGAAACTTTTCCATCTTTAGAAACATAATCAACTCTTTTCCCTTGTTTTGTCATAAATGCACCTAACATAAAATTAAAAACTTTATCTTCTAATGGTACATTGTCATCAAAAACCACCTCATAATTAAACACCATTGATCCTGCTAACATTCTTGGTGTTGAGCCAATTAAGTCAGAAGTAGCTTCTTTAAAAAATTCATTCTTCCACCTAGCGCCCCAATTCTTTTCTAGGTTACTTAAAGCTGATTTTATCTTTTCAGCACCAGCTTTTGTTTGCCCTAATACTTTAATATCATCTAATGTTGTAAAAGTATCATCGCTCCATTTACTTTTATTTCCTACCTTTTTAAATAAAGATCTAGCCATAGTAACTAATTGATCTCTTTGTTTTTGAGTATCCGTTAAATAAGTAGAATAAGGTTGATGTTTTTTAGAAGCATTTTGCCAACCCTTAAGTATAGACCTTCCTATTTTAAAATCTTGCCCATCTGGCATCTTTAAACCACCAGGAATCATCTTTGCTGCACCTAATGCATTACCTAATAAGAAAGCATGTTTCCATCTTCCTGTAAAATCAAACTCTCTTTCTTGGTCTAGCGCCTGAAAAAATTCCATAGGTGTTTCTACCATAGCAAACAATAAACCTTCTTCAATAGTATGTGAAGCTATAGTAGCTATTCTTCCAGCTCCTGGAGTTCCACCTAAAGCAATTGCAATTCTTTGCTGTAAATTAGTAATAGGTTGAACAGATTTATTGCTTAAACCTAACGCTTTATCTACAATATTTTTAATTTGAGCTATATTTTGATCAGTATCTCTTAAGCCGTATTTTTTTAATTGCTCTCTTATAACTCTGTTACTATTTTCATTCCAGCCTTTTATAAATAAGTCTTTACCTTTTTTACTAGCAATACTTTGAGCAATTGCTGTCATACCTTGTGAAGATGATACTCCTTCTCCATACAAGAAGTCCATAAATTTGTTCTGTTCTTTTAAAGGTAAATTTTGAAACTTTTTATAACCTTGTGCTTTTACGCCTGCTTGTTTTCCTAAAAATTCTGCACCTTCTTGAGCAACTTTTTTAGCAACAGCATTAGCTCCATACTTACTTAATCCTTTTATTCCTGCAGTAACTGCTGCTTTAGTGCCTCCAAAAGGTACTAAAAATCCAGCAAAACCACCAAGTCCAGCACCTACTCTACCTGCAAATGTTTCTGGCATATACTCACCAGGTTTGTCGCCATATTCTTTACCAAACACAGCTTCATCTACATCTAAATAATCTAATAATCCAAAGGTTGATAAGTCAGCAGCGTTCCAAAGAAAATTACCTACAAAATCAGCAGCAGAACTTCTAGGTTCTGTATATCCAGCTGGTTTATATCTAGAAGCAATATCAGAAATAGCACTTAAACTAGACTGTAAATCTGAAGTAGGGGCAACTTGAGGCATATTATTTGTGTAATCGCTAATAGCTCTAGAAATATCTCCACCATAATTTCTTACAACTTGTGGATCTGAACTTCCAGAATATTCTTGAGCAAACGCTTCGCCAAATCCATTATCATTAGGTCTTAATCCAGTTTTTTTAACAACATTATTGATTACTTGATTAGTTATGAATATTGAAGCTTTTTCACCTTGTTCAAAAGTATCATATTTAGCTGTCCAATATTGACCAGATCCACCCTCTCTATTAGGCCCAACAAAAGATTCTCCCTTTTTTGCTCCAAAATTTTCTTCAAGCTCTGGAGTCCAAATATGTCCACCTGGGTTATTATGAGATTGAGAACGTGTGCTGTCTTTATATTCCCATTTTTGTATAACATTAAAAATCTCTCCACCTAAATCACTTTGCATTATAGGTTGAGTATATCGTTTATCTTCTTGCACAGACATATAATCTAGTATCTGCTGATCAGACCAGTTTATACCTCTTTTTGCAAGACTTTCTTTGAATAGTTGAAAATCTGCGGACATTTATCCCTCTAATATTTTTTGTATATCTAACTTTTTAGCCAGCACTTCGCCTTGCTTTGCTCTAGCTTGATTTATAGATTCAATCCATTGATTGTATTCTTCAAAAGCTTTTCTTACTTTAGGAATTTCACTTGCTACACCAGAAGCGCCTTGTGGAAATAGTTGTGCTAAAAGACCAACCATTGGAATGTATTCTAAAAAACTATTAGGAACATTAGGATTTAATCTTCTAGCCTGCATTTTTATAAACCTTTCAGATATTCTTTCTAATTCTGTGTCAGTAGGAATATAATTATGTGGTCGACTACCTGCTATACCTTTTACAGCATTATCTCCCCAAGGAAAAGGAGTACCTTGACCAAAATTAGCGGCAGCAAACTTATCTAACCCCCGTCTAACTTCTTCTTTAAGAGCTCTATCTTCATCTATTAAAGCATCTCTTTCAGCTACTTCTGTTTCTAGCTGTCCAAGTCCTTCCATAATCGAATCAACATTTAATGCTTTAGGATCGGTTTCAGTATTTTCTTCTTGTGAAATTCTTAGATGTTCTAACCAAGCTTCATATGCAGGATTGGTTTCATTATTAAAATCTATAAATCTTTGTCCTTCTCTATCTATAAACTCTAAACTATCGTTAATAGCGTTATACCCAAAACCTTCAGCTAATAAAGCTTCTGCATTATTTGCATTTATCGTACCCAAAGAAGATATTACATTATCTTTTGCCGCATCTATACCAGTTGCAAGTTCTAGTAAATCTATATCGTAATTACCCCCCATATCTCTAGCTAAAACACCTGCTTGTTGATATTGTGTTACTCTATTATGTAATCCAGCATAAATTGGATCTCCCACCCATTGACCATCTTCATCAACTAAAGAAGGATCAAATACTGTTAAATATTGTTTTAAATCACCATAAGCAGAAGATAATAAAGAAACAAATCCATCATAAGGGCCAGCTACTCCATCAATAGTATCTCTTTCAATGTAGTTAGCTATTCCAGAACCTAATGCTGTAGATATATCTGGAAAATTAGTTTGTATTGCAATATTTAAATTATTCCATTCTTCAGTAGCAACATCTACTTGATCTTTATCGCCTTTTAAATTATTTTTTATTACTGCTAATTTAGAGAAAATAGGTGAAGAATTTGTCACTTGAGCAATAATACTAGGACCTAAGTCCATTGTAGCTATATTAATCTCTTTAGTTGCTCTTTCTAAATCTAAGTTTGCTAAATGTATATGACTTTCTTTTAATTTAGCTGCAGCCCCAGCTCTGTTTAAAGCAAATTCATAAGTATTAAAAGTATCAAAACCTTCAATAAATCCTGGCATATTAGCCAAATTAGGATCAACTCCTAGCTGTTCAAAACTTTGAAACAATTTAGTTTTTTCATCTTCGCTATATCTAAAAGGATTTACACCTGTTTCTCCTTTAGTAAATGCACCAACATCTGTAATGCCATCACCATCAATATCTGCACCTGCAGCATAAGTTTCAGCTATTCTTTGACCTGTAGCAAAAGAGCTTTTAACATTACTTAAATTATTTAAGTTTACTGAAGATTGAGCATAAAGTGCATTTAAAGTATCAAGCAAAGGTTGATTTCCTGCGCTATTTACTATATCTACATAATTACTGCTTCTATATTCTTCAGGTAAATTTACGCCAGCATCTAACAGTTGATTTCTGTATTCATTTTCAAGATTCATTTGATTTTGAAATAAAGAAGCAACTATTTGTTGTTTTTGCATTAAATCATTTTCTTTTCTTTGAAAATAATGATCAAAAACTTTATTGCTTAAACTATCTAAGGCTTCCCCTATTGCTTGTTTAGCTGCTGCGCTCATTTACTACCTTTCTATCCTTACTATGCTTGGTCTGGATCTAGCAGACCTGGGTCTTGTTCTGCTATCTCCATTATACTACCATAAAAATTTCTTTTGTAAGCTTCTCTAAGATTAGATATACCCATATCTTCTGCTAGGTTTGCTTTTTTAATTTGTAAATCTAAACCTTGTTTAACATCCCCCCATATATTTTTTGCTCTTCCTGAATCTAAATTTAAACGTCCAATACTTGATTGAGTTTTCATAAGCGTATCTCCAAATTGAGATGTAAAGTTTTCTATATCAAGTTTAGTATCTTGTTTTAAATAACCTTCTTTTTTTGCATCGTAAGGACTAACATATTTAGAATATTTATCTTTCCAAGGTTGATATTCTTCATATACTTCAATCCAAAGGTCCGAAATATTATCCATATCATGCATAATTCCGTGATTTATCTGGTCTTCCAACTTAAGACCCAAAGCATATAACACTGAATCGCCATGACTATCAAGATCTAACAACATATCTCTTGCTGTTTCCATATCTGAATTATATATTTGTGCAAAGAAGTCAGAATCTTCTCCTAGAACCTGAGATAATTCTTCATAATAACTTGAAGGAGTTTGAACCCATTCACATTCACCGTTTTCACAAATCTGTACGCCGTTAGCCATAACCTGCGTCCAATGATCTTCAGTTCCACTGTTTGGGTTTCCATAATCTCCAAGATACCAATATTCATCTGCTACACTCGATGTATAATCTGAAACTTCGAAAACACTTTCCCATAAATCTTCCATAAAATCAAAATTTTCGTCCATAAATCTCCTTAATCAGGGTCTTCGCTAAATGCGCCCATTGACATTAAATTAGTAAACATATCAAGATAACTTTGTCCATAATTAGCCCAAGCAGATTCTTGACTTCTTTGAAACTTTGTATTTATAGGTTGATAACCTGCATTGTAATCTTCAACAAAATTTGAATCACCACCCATGCTACTTGTAGTGCCTATATTAGCTGCTTCAGCAAATCCTGTTGCACCCATTTTTTCTTCTGGAGGCATAAATCCTAATTGAAATTCTTCAGTTTCAAGATCTCTTAACTGTTCAATAAAATCAAAACTTTCTTGATCCCATGTACTTCCAATATTTTCTACAAAAGAACCATATTCCATCCACCAAACATCAGGATCATCAGTCCAAGAATCTTCAAGCCACCCCTGTTCAGTTAGAAAGTTCGTAAAATAATCTTGTATACTTCCACCACTTCGTTCCCAAGAATAAAGTTCTTCACCTATAGTAGCTGCATCATAACCATTTGACATTAATTATTTTCCCTTTGAAAATTTAATAAATCATATAAAGTTTTACCTTTTTCATATCCTGGCATCACTTCTTCAAATAAGCTTTGTCTCCAAACCTTCCCTTCTTTAGAAAAAAAGCCTGGAGTTGAAATTTCTCCAGTTATAGGATCAAACATTCTTCCAGTAGATAAAGTTTGAGGATCCCATCCATAACCTGCCATAGGAGTTAGATCTGTATTTAAACCCATACCTGCTAATTCTTGTTCTGAAACATGAAAACCTGCCTCATCATAAACAACTCCATCTTCAATAGTCCAATCTGCAATAGATTGCCCAGCAGTTTCAGCGCCTTCTCGTATTGCTACATCAGTAGCGTACTTTCCCGCACTATATAGACTGGTTACAATACTAAAAAGATCAGTCCCAATGCCAATAAGATTTGCTGTTTTTTCACCTTCAAGCCTAGCTTCTTCATCATCAAGCATCTTCTGGCCTTCTACTTTATTCCATCTACCATAACCAATATCAGGTGTATCGTAACCTGGTTCGTAACCCGTCCATTCTGTAACTTCTTGTCCAACTCTGTTTCCAGCAGTATAAGCTGCAGAAGCTAAGTAAGGGTTACCTGTGGCCATAAAAGTTCCAACACCTGCAACAATACCAGTAATTGACCCCCAAAAACTTTGATTAGCAGCATCAGCAGCTATTCTTTCTTGGTATTCTTTCCACTCTTGATATTCATCCCAAGCTTCAACTTGTTGATCTTTTAGTAAACTTATATATGCTAAATTACTCATAACTAATTCCTTTTCATCAAGTTAATTTATTAAATGGTTTTTTAAAAAACAACAACTTTTTTTTCTTTATTATCTTGTTACCATTTATCCTGAATCTGCGTTTCCAGTTGGATTACTTAATGAATACCAATTTGTTCCATTACAATAAAGTGTATATCCACCATAACCTACAACTCTTTCATCAGACCCTGTTGTTAAAAAAATCTTTTGATGTGTTCCTACTGCAGGACTTTCATTGTGTTCTAATTGTATAAAGTTTGTAGTATCTGTTTTAACTATATATAAAATCTGTCCTGCTACACCACCACTAAATCCACCTATAGTTACATTATTACTTGAAGTATCTACTTCTAATACTGTAGTATCTGATACATCAATACTATCTGTAGGCCCTGCAGTACTAAATACAGTATGTTTATACGACACAGTACCTTCTACGTCAAGTGTAGTAGTAGGAGCAGTAAGACCTATACCTATTTTACCATTAGAATCTATATTTAAATTTCCTGCGTGTGTTGTGTTATTAGCACCTAATGATAAAGTTGAGTTATTTGATACTATATGATTAGTAGTATCATCATCTTGTATTTGTATTCTTGCTGTACTATCTGAACTTTTAAATATTGCTACTGTATCAGATGTACTTGAATCAACGTGTAATTTTACTGAAGGACTTGTAGTACCTATACCTACATTACCTGCATTTATAAAGTTATCTGTTCCATCTGTATATAAGGATACTTTTAAAGTACCACCATCATACATATGTAATCTACCACCATCAGTAGACTTTTCGCCAATCTGTACAACAGGATTTGTATTAGAATTATCCATAAGAGTAAATCCACTATTGGCTGAACTTGTGCTATTAGATTTAATAGTTAATGGAGCAACAGTAGTTGTAGTACCTATACCTACATTACCATCAACGTGTAAATATCCATTTGCTTGTATATTACCTGAACTATCTAATGTAGAACCTGAAGAACCATATCCACCCCCTACATTTAAATATGTGCCAGTTATATTAGTAATACCACTAACATCTAATCTTCCTGACATTTTTACTTTTTCAGAAGAGTTTGTAGTTACTATTTCTAGTATTCCAGCTTTACCAGAAGAATCAAATGATAAAGCACTTGCATTATTATCTGTTAAATCAATATCAATAGCAGCATTAGTTAAATCTATATCACCATCATTTCTAAAACCCCCTTGGATTTGAACAGTACCAGTCATAGTAACATCATCTAAATTAGATGTTCCATCAATATCAATGTCTCCACTAAAATCACCATCTACTGCTTTTACATTACCATCTACATGAAGTGTTTCAGTAGGATTAGTAAGTCCAATACCTACATTTTGTGTTGAATGAGCAATAACTAAAGCTGGAGTATGACTATCAGATACGTCTTCAATTCCCCAGTAACTTGCAGGTATATTTGAATTTGTTGAACTTCCTCCGCCTACTCCTGCTCTCCAACTATAGGATGTACCTCTTTGGTATCTTATAGTACCACCATAACTAGCGTGACCTTCAACCAATATAGCTTCACCATCAGCATTGTCTCCATCTAAATGAAGAAGATGAGTAGGACTTGTTGTGCCTATACCAACCGTTCCATCTGTATTTAACGTAACTAAACTATCGGTTCCACCAGCACCAAAGTACAATTTTTTTGTTGAAGCTGCCTTGAGATACATATGTCCAGCACTTGTAATGTTTGTGTTATCTCCTCCATTAAAATTAAGTTCTGTAGCAGAATCACTTGTAATGTTTATACCACTACCTGATAAGTTTAATTTACCTGCATTTATAGTTGCGTCTGAAGGATTATAAGTAAAGTTACCATCTGATTCTAAACCTAAATTACCACCATCTGTATCTGCACCTGCTGCAAATATAATAGCATTGTTTTCATCTGTGCTTTCATTATCTGTAATAGTTACTGTTGTAGCTATTGCTGCTGTACCTGTAGTGTCTTGGTTAAGAGTGGCTACATATGAAGCTCCTATTGCAGTTCCTTGCCAAACTCCTGTACTTATTGTACCTACGCTTGTAAGTGAAGAATTAAGTACACCACTACCTAATGTAGTAGCACTTAATACTGAACTTGCATTTATTTTATAACTATGTCCTGTTGGTATATTGACATCTCCATATCCATCTGCATTTCTATCCCAATCAGTAGTCCATGGTCCTGTATTTCTATCACTTACATAGGTATTTAGTATACCAATATTTTTAATATTAACTCTATCGTTACCACCTGCAGAGGCATCCCAAGCAGGAAATTCTATTGTTATTCTAACGTGAGTATCATTACTGTGAACACCGCTATTTTTATAATACATTAAAAGACCCCATTGGTCTGATATTCCTGTAGTATGCCAATCTGTTGAAAAAGGTGTATGTGTAGTCCAATCGTTAGCACTATCATCACTATCATTAAAAGTTCCATCAAGCATTTCTACAGTCATAGTAGGACACATAGAGCCACCTGCAGAACTACCAGATGAATATGATGTAGAAGACCAAGTTGTGTCTACATAAAAGCATTGGTCGTCTGCCCAAGTAGATTCTCTTTCTATAACAAATCTAAATTTTCTCCACTCATCATCTAACTGCCAAGCAGTATTTCTTTCTCCATCTAATGTATTTTTAAGTCCTGTTAAATTAGTAGTAGGATTATTTTCACTTGTTGTTCCTGATATAGCATCTACCCAAGCACTGCCATTCCATCTTTCTAATGTTAATGGTGTTTGATGTCTAATTAAATCTTGATGTGATGTTCTTAACATATGTGTTAAGCCCATTTTACCAAAACTACCAAAATATCCATGGTCATTTTCCATTTCAAGACCACCAACAGGCATATTCATTCTACCGTTATCACCTATTTTTAATCTAAAAGTAGTTTGATTACTGTCGGCTATAGTAAGGCATTTATCACCTACATCAAGGTCAAGTATATTATTACTTGCATTATCTCTCCAGCCAAAATTAATATCTGCATCTGATGTTTTCCAGACAAAAGTATTTCCTGTTAAACCTACTTCAGTATAGTCAGTATTGCTATCATCTGTAAATTTAACTTGTGGAAATGCTCTATTAAATGTTTTCTGACCTGTGATTGTTTCATTGCCTGTTAAAGATACTTTAGTTGCTAAACTATTAGTAACTGTAGTAGAAAAACTTGCATCATCATTTAGTGCAGCAGCAAGTTCATTAAGTGTATCTAAAGCACCTGGCGCACCATTTACAAGAGCGCTTATTTCTGTAGCTATTTCAGTATCTACATATGCTTTTACTGATTGTTGTGTAGGTACTTTTGTTGCCGAGTTTGAAGACATATTATCTTCATCTACTAAATCAGCACCATCTAATTTATCTGCATTTAAATTTGTAACTACTGTTGTAGAAGCTACAGTAAAAGGAGCTGTTCCTGTTGATACATCTGATTCAAAAGTTTGCGCTCTAAATTCATAAGCTCCTATATCAGTATTAGCACCAACACCTTCAACTATTGCCTTTTTTTGAGCAGCTGAAGTAGTTAATGTTCCGCCTGATATATCTAAAGTTCCTGTACTTGTAATATTTGCAAAAGTAGTTAAATCATTATTAAATGCACTTAGTTTTATTTCATTTATAGCTTTTCTTTTATGCTGTTTAGGGTCTGCATCTTTATATTCTAAAACAAATAGTTCATCACCAGCTCCAATATCTGCTGTTAAATCTGCTAGAGTATCAAATTCTATATTATCAGGATGAATACCTTCATCAGGAGAAACATTACTTACAGAATGTTGATGAATATTCCAATCAGGAATTGACAAAATATTATTTGCTGATGTCTTTATTTTTAATTTACTTGAATATAAAGTTATTTCACCAGGAGTTAATGGGATTTTACCTAAAGGAAGTTTAACTATTGTGTTATTTTCTTCATCAGTTGGTTTGTATCTACTTAATCTTGAAGAATACCAAATACCATTCATTTTGTATAAAAAAAACGTCCCTCTTCCTGGAACCCTTCTTACAGTTGTATCACCATCTTTTCCTTCTCTTTTAGATGGCCATCCTGTTTGATATGATATGGCTTTTTGTTTTTTCATTATTCAAAAGTATTTGAACTAACTTGTCGCTTTAATCTATAAATAATAGATATATCATTAATACCAATTTCACCATTCATGCTTCCCCATAATTTTAATTGAAATCCAGTAATATTAGAAATAGGACTACCAAAATAAAATCTGTATTCTTGAGATTTTAAGTTAGTATTTGTAGATACATTATATATTGAACCAGGTAATGGAAACCAAGTTCCGTTTTCAGAAGTTCTATAAGCAAATCTTAAATTGTAAAATGAAGCACTTTTTGATTCAGTCATATTAATTATATATCCTAATATACTTTTTTTAGCATAAGTATTATCAAAGTCTTGCAACTTTGTTACCATAACAAACTCATTAAGAGGTTGAGGGTTTGATGTCCATTGTTTTGAGTAAATTTGATTAGCCATTATTGAGGCTCATTTCCAAGAGATTCATCATCTAATCCTTCATCTCCTTTAGCTAAATAAGTTAAAGTTCCATTACTACCAAAATTTATAATATTTGTCATATTTTTATTAGTCCCATTATAAAAAATCCTTTTTCCAAAAGTCCAAAAATCTCCACGTATATTATAAACATAAGCGTTTCCTGAATTAATAGAAGCACCAGTACTTGATTTAATTACGAATATTTCTTTATTTTCAGGATTATATCCACATATACTTGCATCACTTACATGGTTTTTCCAATCTGTTTTATTTATTCTTAATTTAGTATTTTCCTCTCCTACTGAAGTTTCTAACAAGTCTGTAATTTCTGAAGAATCTTCTCCTTCTCTATACATATAAGCTGAATTTTTGTTAAACCAAAAAACTCCACCATCAACTTCTATTGAGTGATTTTTACTAGTTATGCCTTTAAATTTATTTCTAGATTCAACAAAAAACTGGTCAGGAGTTCCAGATGATATATCTATAACATATAATACATTTGTTTTAAACTGAAAGATTTTATCACCAATACTAAACAAAGCAACTATTTCATCACCATCAGATATATCTAAATCTAAGACATTTTGAGGATATGGAAATACATCTAAAGAATTAACTGGGCTATATACCATTCTATCATTATATCTAGTTTTTGCATTACCTTCTGTAACTTCAATATTACCTATAAAAGCTCTTCTACCACCAATACATGCTGTTTTATATCTTATATTAGATGTTGTTGAAACATCATAAGGATTATATCCTGCAAAATCAACATATTCTTTTAATTTTGGAGCAGCATACCAACTTATTATATCTGTTGTGCCATTGTGTAATTGAACAATATCAGAACCTTGAGTTAAAGATTTCCATTCATAAGTAGCTGTATTACCTTCAGTAGAATCTAAAGTTGTAATTTCACCACCTTTAATAAAACCTACTTGAAAGTCAATAATTCCTAAATCCCAAAATATTTCATGGTCGTCTTTTAAATCTGTAAAATATAAATGCAATCCTTTTATTCTTCTGTCAGGAAAACATAATTCTCCTGCAGAATTTTCAGGCCTCATATATATTTGTGCTTGCAAATGTCTAAATTGTCCTTCTGTACCCATATCAAATATGTGAGAACTACCACTACTTTGAAATGCGTGCCCAGGTAAAGACTCTGAACCATCCTTATACATAGCAGATGCATAAATTTTTATATCTGACTCATCCCAATCTAAACCTGAATCAGTATCAACTACATCAAACTCTATTCTTACCATTGCTTCATCGGCAGACCATTCCATAGAACTAATTGTATCAGTATAAGCATTTTTTTGAACACCTAAATTGTCTTTGTTATCTCCGTAATTACTATCTCCATTAGTATATTTCCATTCTTTAGAATTATCATCACAAAAGAATCCAAGAAGATTTTCAGATTCCATAAATTGAAATTGTTGTTCTCCTTCACTATTTTTAAAAAATGAAGTATTATCTATAAAGCCATAATATTTGTTTTTATTAGGTAACAAAAAATTACCTTCAATCATTCTCATTATTCCTGCTTCATTATAAAATACAGGTTTTGATTTATAATTATTTTCACTACCATAAACCCAATCAAAATTTTGTCCCTTATTTACATTAATATGTTCTCCATTAAATTTATCAACCCAACTAGATATATCTTTAGAATATACATCTAAATCAAGTTTTTTTATTGTTCCTCCACCTTCAACAGTAGTATCACTAGTTGAAACTGCTTCCGAAATTAATAAAACCTGCTCATCTGCTGCACTTGTATTATAAGCGGCAGATTGAAAATCAATATAAAAAGAAACTTTAAATCCTGCACTTTGCCCTGCTGCATCTGCTGTTAAAACTAAAGTTTTTCCACTATTTTCTTCTGTACAAGTAATATATCCGCTAAATTGTGTATTTATCAAAGCTCTAAGATTATCTACTACATCTTCTATTGTTGCAAAATTATCTGTTAAAAATGACCTTGACCATTCTGAACCGTCTGAATTTCTAGTAATTTTAATATTTACTCTTCCTGCAACATCTAACCCTCCATCAAAAGCTAATTTCCAAACTCCTGTTATTGCATTAACTCCTCCTGACGTTGTTTTATCTCCAGCTATTCTAAGTAAACAATTGTCTCCTGCTTCACTAACAAAACCATTTCGCCATATAGTACCTAAATTTTCCATTTGGCCTGGAACAATTTTTGAGTTAGTAAAATCACTACTATCATATAAATCATCTATAAGAGTTACACTATTTCCTAAAGTAGTCGAAACAGTTACATGAGGTCTAATAGCTTTATTATTATCTGATGTTCCAACTACATTCTTTGTTAATCTTATTTCATATCCTGCGTTATATAAAGGATTACCTAAATCATTAGTTTGATTTCCTAATAAAGATTCTTGAGTTAATTCTGCTGTCCATCCTGATGTTGAGGTGTAATCATTAATTTCTTTTACTAACCATTGAGCAAATGAGTATTTAGAATGAGTATAAGCTAAATAATTTTGATTAGATATATCAAAGTTATCATTATCATTATAATTATACCAAGGTAATGCAAAGTTCCAATTATCTCCAGGTTTATCTTGTATAAGTATTTCAAAAAATCCAATACATCTTCTTGATTCATTGCCAGCTCCAAAAAATTGAGTATCATTAAAAATAGTTGAATCATTTTGTGATACATACCAAGAAATAGTATTCTTTGCAAATATAGGACCACCACCATCATAATAAATGTCAAAATCACTTCCATCCGCATCATATAAACTATTATCAAATATATCGCCTGCTTCTTGGTCTGAATCTGTATCATCAGCTGAAGAAAAATCAATAATTCTAGAACCTGCATCATCAGGCATTAAATATTCTGATGCTCCTAATTTTAATCTGAACCTTAGTCTTCCAGTACTACCAGGGTCACCACTCATCATTACAACTAAATCTTCTATTGTAAATCTAGCACTTGCCTTTTCACCATTAGTAGCAATTGCATGCTCTGTTAAAGTAAATTGTAGATTTTCATCTGAAACTAAGCCCTGCCAAGAATTATCGCTTCTTAAATAACCTAAACCTTCTCCACTAATCAATTCACCAGCTATAGTGTTTCCTGGAATATTATTATCAACATCTTTATTACGAATAGCACTTCCTGAACCTTTAATTTGACCAAATTTATTTAAATCAAGGTTTATTGCTTCTGCTAATTCATCAGCATCTAAATCTTTGGGGTCTGAATTATTGTTCAAACCCCCAGAAAAGTTCTCTAATCTCCAAACTTCTTTAGCCATTATTTTAGAATAGCTTTCTTGATTACTTCTTCAACAGAATCATAAATAGCAGTAAGTATTTTTTCTTCTGTTTTTTCAGAAATAATAGGAATATCAACATTTTCATTTAACTCTTTAACAATTTTTTCTTTCATTTCTTCGTTAAAGATATATTCTACTATCATTTGCTTTATATCCATTAGTAACTCCTTCTTCTTCTTGTTGTTGTTTTTTTGTTCATTCTTTTGCCAGTTCTACCAGCATAAGCCTTAGCGGCTGCTTTACCTTTTTTTGTATAAGGGAATTTCTTACCTCCAACTTTAGGCATTTTTACCTCCTTTTGTTTTACAGTTACACTTAAAATTTTTAGGTGGATGTGCCATTTTTTCTAATAAATTAAGGCGTTTATCCATATCTTTAACTTTATCGTCTAACTCATTATCATCAAATACATAAGCCATCATTTTGTCTAATTTAAAATGTTTAGTCAATCTGCTAGCTACTGCATTTATTATCATTTTAGAAACTATCATTTTTTGTTTCCATCAATTAAATTACCCCATAGGGATGTTTTACCATTTATTATTTGTATTATATGCACTGTAAATAACCCTTTAGCATAATAATCTACTATTGCAAATGCATGTGCCCAATTTATAGGTCTTCCTGCAAGCCATTCATTTGACTTTGGTCCCATATCTTTTAAGCATCCAATACTCCAAGCTGACTTTGGTCCATCCATATGAGTAGCAGACATTTGCTGTAAATCATGCCAATGCCCATACATTATATTGCAACCAAATTTCCGAATATGGTTAGCAGTATGATATTGACCACCATATTGATGGCCATGATAAAAGTATAATTTTCCCAATTTAAGATGTTTTCCGAATTTGTAATATTTATAGCCACGAACATCCAACTTAACAGCATTAGCAAATTTATACTGAGGAATATAGGGATATTTTTCAACTGCCATATTACACCAATTGTCATGATTACCCTCAGTAAAGTACTTTTCTTTACAATTAGCCTTATCGAGAGACTCATCAATTTGGTCCATTCCACGGTTAACATCTTTCACATCCTTATCAAAATCATTTATTAAATATTCTAATGGCGGTGCCTTTTTTCTCTTAAATCTCCAAGCACTAAATGCATGCCATTCACCAACGTCACCCAAATCTACATAAGCATCTGGTTTAACTATTTCAATTGTCTTTTTGAGACAGTTAATTGCAGGTTGGTCATGAAGAGGAAAGTGTTTATCTGGCGTTACTATTACTCTTTTAACCACACCTTTATCCATAACTACTCCTTTAGTTGTTTCTTAATTAACATTATTTTGTAAACAAAATAGACAATAGTAACTATTCCCACACCCATTTTTACTAATTCAGGTAAAAAATCCATAAATTGAACAGTTATTCCTCCACTACCTATTATTGCCGATTTTAAAGTATCTAAATCCATTATACTTCTAAAGCCTTTACTCTGTTACTTAATTCTTTTGCTCTATTAGGCGTTTGTCTTGCCCATAAACTATCAAGCATTTCTACTGATGCTTCTTTCCATTGTTTATTTCTTAAAAACGCTATAGTTTTTTTAAACTTAGAAACACCAGTAACTCCTAACTGATAACACATTTCCATTACAACATCTTGAATTTCTGGAGGCATGTATTTAAACCAATCAAATTTAAGTTTTATCATAGATTTTAAATTGTCTAATTTGCGGTCAAGAATCATATCACATATATCTTCATCTAATTCTAAATCCTTAATTGCAAAGCCATATCCAATAGTATCTATACCTAAACTATCTTTATAAACTATACCTACATATCCTTCATGCTGTTTAATACTTTCTTTTAAATCCATATTATCCCCTATAAACTATTGCTGTATCATTTGCACCTATAGTAACTGAAGACCATCTACCATATATAGTAGTCCCTTCAGGCACTTCTAAAGAACTTAAATTATCTCCTAAATTAGTATCAACAGATGTAGCAGTAACTGTGCCACTTGCAGTATTATCTGCTATAACTTCTGTTCCTACTAGTATTGTAATTGCTATATATGTGTGTGAATTGACAGTTGCATTTGTTACTATATCCCAACCGCCTTGACCTAATTTAAGATTATTAGATTCTTGAACTGTGTATTTATTTATTGCCATATTTACCTCCTGCTCTAAGCACTGGCTGTGCGTGAATGAGCTTGTTTATTGTTATCGTATACCATGTGAGCCTGGAACAATTATTCTAGGTCCACTAATTTTGCTTGATTCGTGTTTCTCTACCATTTTTTTAAATTCTCTCATAAAATATTCTTTTACTTCCATATTCATAACATCTTCCGCAAGTCTAGCTTTAACATAATAAACTAAAGCTTTTGCTAAATATGGAGGTAAATCTAAAACATCATCTTCATCTTTAAGATTTTCAGGACTATAAACATATTGTATTTCAATACCATTTTCAATAGTCCCTTGAGGAGATTTCCAAAGTTGTCTTTGAGCTCCTGGGCCAAAATCTTTGTTTTCAACATTATTATCAAAAGATGTATCTTTCTCTATTAATGCAAATTTATTACCTTTTACATAATATCCATATTGGCGAATAGCTGAACCACTTGACCATGTTCCTCCAGCATTTTCACAAGTTGTTCTGCTTGAATAACCATCTAAACTACAATATCCCATTATAAACCATCCTCATCTTTTGTTAAGGGTTCTCCAACTAATCGTAACACACTTCTATATTCATCTCTTTGATTTAAATGATTTTTAGCTCTTATATCTAAAACTTTAATCATATTAGAAGGATAATCATAAAATCTTTTATCTTCTATTATGTCCATTCTTGTTGTAGCAACATGAACTTCAGAAATCATATTTATTTCTTCTATACCATCTTGAATATAAGCAAGTGCTCTACCAGTTTCTTTAATTCCAACTCTTTCCATCAATTGTTTAATTTTCATTATGCATCATCCAATACTGCATACACTAATACTTTAATATCATTAGCTGCTGCTATTGCTGTAAAATCTGCTGTATCTGCTGTTCCTGCAAGTCTACCCCACCAAACATCACCAGGTTCTAATGTTAAATTACCTGTAGCATTAGCTGCTGCTACACCATGAGTAAAATTAATATATAAGTTATCTCTAGATTTAGTAGTTCCATCAGACCTAAATCCTGAATGTTTTATAACTATAAATTCTATATTATCAGACGCTGAAGTTCTAGTAGGAGTTGTGTTTCCAGCTGTGCCTTGTAAATATCCTATATCAGCAACTATCAAAGCCTCACTAGAAGTATCAATATCTTGAGCATAAGAAATCCATTTACAATCATCTCCAGCACCATCATTTAAATCATATTCAATATCGCCACTTACATGAGTTCTCATATCGTCTGGCAAAACAGATGCAGTAATATTAATTAAGCCATTATTTGCCGCCATTATTCACCTCTTTTTCCTTTTTTAGGTTCTTCTTGTTGAGGAGGCGGTGATGCTGCTATTCTTAAACCATTAATAAATTGATTCATTAAATCAGTAGCTTGAGCTTCCCACCATCCATATTTATAAGTTATTCTAGCAATATCTTTTTCGTATTTAATTACTTTTTCTTTATAGATTGCTATTTTACTCGTTATTTGTCTTTCTTTATCCTTATCTGTAGAATCTAATTTTGAAGTATATATTTGCATTTCTCTATCAAATTTTTTGCTTGCTATATCAGCTTCTTTATCAAATTTTTCTAATTTTTTAGTAACCAATTCTAATTCTTTATCAGCCATTTCTAAATCTTCTGCTGTCAATTGAGTTTTTGTATCAGTTAAGTTAAACTCTATTGCAGGCGGAGCATATCTAGGTAAATCTGGTATATTTATATCTTCATATAAAGCTGTTAATTCTTCTAAAGTAGGTAATAAGCTATGACATTCATTAGCCTTAGCTTTACAAACAAAAGATGCTGCATATAGTACTACTAAATATTCGTATTCATTTGGAAAATTTAAAATACCTTCACTATTAAAATCTAATGCACTTCCTGATGAAGGGTCACTTTCTTTTGTTGAATAATCTAAATGAGTTACTGATGTCTTATTATCAGAACTAGTTGTAACAGGTACTGTAAAAACTTTACCATCCAACATATACCAACCTGGATTATATTTACTTCTATATTTCAAACTTTCAACATCAGTTGCTTCATATCTATCTGCTGCATCCATTAAAGATGCAGGTCTAAATTGTCCAGCGCTTCCATCTTGTCTAACAACACTTAATACTCTTCCTATTACAGTTACTCCACCACCACTAGTATCATCGGTAGTCTGAGAAAATTTTAATGCTTCTGCAGGATTCATAACTAATATATTATTAACAACAGCTTTTACACCATCTTGAATCCAATAGCCTGCTTCTGTAGTGCTAGGAACAGTAGTAGATGTTATATCTTCTCCAATTATAGCACTTAATCTAGTTCCAAATGTTACTGATTCTATCATTATGCGCTCACTACGAAAAGCTCAACTTTAATTGCATTTCCACCAGGTTGAATTACTATACTTTCTAAATCAACTAAATCAGTTACAAGATTAGCATTTGCATCAGAAACGCCTACAGCATCTTCAGGATAACCCATTACAAAAGTACTTCCAGCTTTAACTAATATTGTTGCCGATGTATCTGCAGAAGAATCATCTTCGCCTACATCTATTTGTAAACTCATTTTTAAATCATTGCTTCCATCTAAATTAGTTAATCTTATATATCTAACACTTTGCATATCCACAGGGGATAAAGTTCCATCTGCAACAGAACTATGAAAATTTATTAATGTAGTTTCACTATTAGCTGGACATGTTACAATTCTTTTATATACTTCGTTGACAGATGCAATAGTTAATGTATTAGTACTACCCTGTTGAGAACCATTTAAAGTCAAACTTTCAGTATGCGTCACTGTTAATGTCGCCATTTTAACTCCTTCTTTTTTAAGGGCTCACCCTCCACTCGGAGAAACAACCAAATGGAGGGGTCACCCAGTTTATTTACTACGTATTAAGATGCAACATAACTTCCAGATACTGAATCAGTTGGTTTTGACCAGATTACAAGAAATCTAGTCTCTCCAGCAGTACCAGCACCACCAGTAGTTATCTTTGCAGTAACTGTTCTAGTAGATGATGAATAACCACCTAGAGCACCATCGTCATCTGTAACGTAAGCACCTTTTTCTCCTCCATCATGATTAAAAGCGAAAACTTCGCCAGCAGCTAATGCTCCACCACTTTTTATATTAGTAGCTTCGTAAAAACCGTTGTCGTCATCTTCATCACCTACAATCATAGACGCAGAAGAAGCTGAATCCCATAGCGTAACGCCATGAACCTGAACATCATTCAAATAAGCTCCAGCAGGGATAGTTACTGATGCAGTATATACACCTGCAGCAGAAAAACCATCACCATCAGTTATTTTAATGACCATTTCAGCTGTATTTGGATTCCAGCTAGATTTGTATGTTTGTCTATCTAAAGTTGCCATCATCTACCTCCTATGCTTTAATTACTAAAACATTAGCAGTGCCAGAGGCTATATCAATAGCGCCACCAGTATTATTAGCTATTATTAGTGTTACTGTATCAGCAGCTGTAACTGCTCCACGTAAAACACCATCTATTATATCAACATTTAAGCTTGATAATACAAAGTCACCTAAAGCAGCACCTGTGACAGTAACTTCTAATGCTTCTTCATCACCATCAGCAATAGAACCTGGATTCCAAGCTTTAGAAGCGGCTAAAATATTATCTAACCTCCCTAAACTGTCACCAGCTTTATTTTGTCCATACATTGGAATTGCCATAATAAACCTCCTATGTCCACATAGCGTGAGCTTCTGGCATAGACCATTCCATTCCCGCTTCTGTTAAGATTAAGTCAACTCTACGGTCAACACCTGAGTTCTCAAGGGTTTGTACACCCACGTGAACTGAAGTATCTCTGTTAACACCGTTGCCCACAAGTGGACGATACGCACAATGTTTCATATCAATACCTAATAACTTCACATTAGTTCCATCTAAGTGGATATTTCTAGCCACATTCATGTCACCATATGGAGTTGAGAAAGTTGTAATATCAACACCGAATATTTTTTTCTTGCCAGTCATTGCAATATCAGACCTAAAGTTAGGAGATATTTCAAGATTATTCTTGAAGTAACCACCCATTTTATGTAGCCAGTTATATACTGCAGTATTACAGAAGAATACATTAGCACTTTGTGAATTATATCTTGGGTCCATATAGTTAGACATGTCATCTAAGAAATCATCAGCAGTCTTAGTTGCAATATCTAAACTAAATACATTACCATAATTAGCGATATAATCTACAGCACCTTGTGTAGTCTGTGTAGTAGTAGTTTGTTGAGCACCAAACAATAAAGATGTTTCAATATCCCATTTATGTTCAATAAGCTTTTCTTTCCAAACTCTAGCCCATTCGTTGCCTTCGTATTTTAATACTGTAGCACGAGCAGTGTTTGTCATAGCCATTGAAGTTTTCCAGATTTGAGTGTATCCATATTGAGTACTGTAAGGTTGGTCTTTCCATGTTTCAGGATAACCAGAACCTTCTTCATGTGCTGTACCTACTACATAACATCTTGAACCTTCTAAAGATGTTGCGATTGCCTCATCATATACTTGAGTATCAATCTCATCGCCAGACCATCCAGCAAGATAAACTGCAGATGTATTAACACAATCTCTAACTAACTTACAAGTTAATTTTACAGATTCTCTACTATCTTTATCGTCATCTGTAGCGGTAACTACTTTTACTATTAGGTAATCAACAGCATCACCACCTCCGTCTGTAGTAGACATAGGTATTTTAACTAATTGACCTGGTAAAAAGAAATTAGGTCTAGTACCAGTTGCACCAACTGCAATAGCACCGTTAGATTGACCATATACATTTTGAATGTTACCTTCTGATTTGTAATCAGCAGCCATCCAAATAATTAAGTCATCACCAACAGTCATTGCTCCTGGAGCACCACCATCATTAGATGCTACTAAATCAGCATCTCCACCACTACCGCCAGTAGCTACTGTGCCACTGTTATCTTCGTGTGCTGAAACATAAGCATAACGCTTATGGTAAGAACCTCTTTTTTCAGTAAATTTGAAAGAAGGGTCGTCTGTAGGTTTTTTACCTACTTTTGACAGAAATCGAAAAAATGGGTCTTGAGCTATTGCTAACTCAGAAACCCTGTCGCCAAAGTTATACTTCCTACGCAGGTCACCAGTATCTACATCAGATGTAGCAGTACCTGGACCATTAGAAAGAACGTCTGTAACTCCCAATTCCGATAACTGTACGTAATCATTTAAAGCCATTTTGACTCCTTTACTATTTTATTTTACGTTTAAGTTCGGCTAGGGATTAACCTAAATGCCAAACATGTTATCCAAATAAGTTGTCTAATTCACCATCTGAACTCTTAAGCATATCAAACACATTGTCTTCTGCACTTACTTTTTCAGGTTGGCTATTAGCACTCCCTTGGCTTACTGGAATATCTCGAACACCTTTCATCTGATTAAGCATATCTTCTTTAGTTGCATTTGCAACATTTTGATTTACTTGACCTCTATTAAGCAAAGTATACATATCATCAAATGATAAACCGCCTTTAGAAAATCTTTGTTGAGCAGTATCTACAAACTGTTGAAATTGTTCATCAGTCATGTTATACCTTTCTTTAAACTCATCTGCTTGATTTTTTAAAGCAATTTTATGATTCATATGTTGTGCTTTTTGTCTTTCAGAACTTAGAATTTCATTAGTACGCTTTTGAACAATACCGTCCACCATTGTATTAAATACTTTTCTAGAATCAGATTCAGGTTTAGTAATCATTTCGTCAGCATCGAACATAAAATCTTCGTCTAAATTTAAACGTTCTTTTACATTATCAGGGACACTGCCTCCATTACTAAAATATCCTCGAACATGTTCCACTAAACCACTATCTTTTTTCATCGCATCTAGTACAGGAATAAAAGGTTGCAACTCATTGAGTTGGGCTTTTAATCTTTGTGCTTCACGACTGGAATCACTATACCTTTTTCGCATATTATTTAGCTCATCAGGTTCTTGTGACACCTGGCCTTGTGCCTCTACATTATTGGGGTCCTGCTGTGCAGGAGTTACCTCAGTTTGGGTCTCTGGCGTTTGGTTGTCTTGAATACCTCCATTAACTTGGTCTTCAAGGTCACTAAAAAAGTCACCACTATTGGAGCCAAAAACAGCTTCATCAACTGTTTGTGGGTTACCTTGTGTATTTTCTTCCATTATATTCTCCATTTTTTTGTTGTTAATTTAATTAATTTATTTCCTCTTTTGCAAATCAATTATTCTTTGATTGACATCTTCGTAAGCTTTTGTATTAGTTGTTTCATTTTTTTCACGCATTGTTTTTTGATGTGCTTTAGACTCAAGCTCTTCTTTATAGATGCCAGATTTAGTAGCTTCTTTTTGCTTGTTGATTTCAACATCTGCTTGCATGACTTTATTTTTAATATTAGATTGTATAATTTGTCTTTCAAGTGTTTCATTAGTGCCTTTCTCTTTTTTGAGTTGCTCTTCTAATCCAGAAATTTGAGATTGTAATTGAGCATATAATGATTTTCTTTTTACTACAGATTCTTTATTTCTTATATCAGTTTCTGCAAGAACAGCAATATCATCAACTACTCCTAATCTCATTAATTCTTTTAATTCAGATAAATAAGCCCATCTATTTACAGGCAATGTAGAACCAGCAATTACTTTTACATCAAATTTAGATGATGCATAATCTCTCCATTTACCAATAGCTTGACCTAAATCATTATATAATGGAACATTAATTTCAACTACTTTTTCTTCGTCAATAGCTTGAGGTTGAACAATTCTAAAGACTTTATGTGCTGTATATATAGCCTGTGAATATTCTTTAATAACATTACCTAATTGTTTTAATGCAGGTTCAATAGCATGCTTTAGCCAATATTTAATTCTTCTTGTTCCATATTCGTCCATAGCGAGCATACCTTTATAAGGCATCTCTGCAGTTGCGGAAGTATCACCTTGCATTGCAGAATATATACCAGCCAAATATTCCATATCCTGTTTTCCAGTTTGAGTTAAACTAAAAAATGCATTATTTAACTGAAATGGCATAACAGGTGTTGGCGGCTCATATCCTTGCCTTTTAGGTAATAAAGCCCCAGGCGCGCTAGAATACTTTTCCCAATAATCAGTATCAACACTACCTTCTTCATATATCCATCTCAAACTACTTCCAAGAGATGCATTATGTATCATCAATTGATGCGCTTTATTTAATTCTCTTTGCTTACCAATTAAAGGAGATACAGCAGACATAGGAAAAGGTGTGCCTGTCCATTTATAATGAAATGGTATAATAGGATATTCTTTTATAGGAAGATATTTAGTATATAAAGTTTTATCTCCTACAACACAACATAATTTTATAGCGTTCTCATGAAACTTAATTTGGTCAACTAAATTTTTAGCAAACCTTTTGTTTTTCATAAGAATATTAAATTCTTTTTCAGAAACAACATTATTATCTATTTTAGAGTTTTCTTGATGTAGTCTATTTTCAACCTCAATAGCAAAAGACTCTATTTGTTGTTGCATCATTTCTTGTTCTTTTTGTAATTCTAATTGCATTCTTTCAGGTAGCATTTTACCTTCTTGTACTGCTATTTGCATTTCTTGTTGTTTTTCCATAAATGAAACTTGCATTTCAGCTTTAAGTTTCTCAACTTGTTTAGCAGCTTCTTGTTTTATATTTTGAATCATTTCTTTATCAGGCGGTATTCTGTAGAAATAATTTATATATGGTATTTTTTCTTTTTCATAGCATTCATAAAATTCTAGTAATTCATTTTCTTTATCAGAATAAACAGCATTATTATTATCCATATCTTTAAAGCCAAAATCTTTTTGGTCTTGGTCTTTTGATTTTTCTGAATAGTTTTCATAAGATTCTTGGTTAGATGATGCCGCTAATATCTTTCTTTTGCTATCAGGGAACAGGTTTATAAGATGACCTTTAGGAAGGATTTTGCGGATTAAAATATAAGCAGCATCTCTAAACAAAACATCTCTAGATTTATTATCTACATATACATCAAAAGGGTCAGGCTGTTGTATTACAACTTCTCCCATACCTCTATCAGCATCAGGGTCAACAGTAACTAAAAGATAGCCCATTGACTTTGTGACACTATCATTAATAGCATTAGAAAGTAATGTTTCTCCATTTGAGTTGTCCCATATATAATCAGATATATCTGAAAAAACAGAAGCAACATCAGAATCATCACCTGTAACACCAATTGCTTGCCACCTAGGGTTATTTGCTGTTGCATAAAAATTAAGCATTTCAACTACAGGAGTTATTCTATTTATTGTAAAAGTAGGCATCCCTTGCTCTTCTAAATCTACTTTTTCTTTTGCAGATATTTGATTATCATTTGCAAAGTCAAATCCTTTTTGGTTTATATATTCCCATTGGATTCTATTTTCAGTTTTAGAATATTCGTATATTCTATGAACTCTTTCTGCGTTTTTATCTTTTCTTTTAGCCATTATAACCTCTCCAGTAATTTTTTGCCAACTAAAACTAATATTATTATAAATGCAACAGTCAATACATCAAATGCATGACTACCACTATCACTTTCAATAGAGCCGATTGGAGTTTCTATTACAACTCTCTTAGTGCTATTCATCACTCATTCCACCCTGCTCCATAATTCTTAAAAATTTATCTTTTAAACCATTGCCACTTAATCTTGCTATGATTTCTACTTGAGCCTTAAAAATTCCATTTAATTTTTTTTGCTCCATTTGTACTAATTTTTGTTGGTCTATTAATTTTATAATAATACCTTCTAATCTTTTAAAGTCTTGGTCCAACTCATTCATTAATGTACTTTGTATGAACCTGTTTTGTTTCCAAATAAAAAAACCAAATGCCATTGCAACTGCAACTGGTATACCAAATTGTTCCAATATTTGTAAAATATCCATATCATAAGATAAGAAATAAATATACTAAGCTACAACCCATGATTTTGCAACAGGTCTTTTCTTGTAAAAACTACGTTTACCTTTACCTTCATGAATACCTACAGGTGGATTAGCATATTTACAAGCATATGCAAGTGCATCTATAGTATCATCGTGAGCCATTCTTGGACCAAAAGTTATAATTTCATGTTCTAAATCATATTGCTCTTTCTTTAAATGTATCTGCCCAATCGCAAATCTTTGAGCAAGTATTTCTTGTATTCTATCTCTTTTAGACATCCTTGTACCAGGTTTTTCTTCTTTAAATCTTACAGTAAAGTCGTTTCTTCTTCTTGTTTCAGCTCTTAAGGCCTGAAATACAGGTTTACTCATTGTAGTATCTTCTACAACATACAAACTTGGGTGAAATATTTTAGATATATCAAACATATAATCTACTATACCCTTTTTATCTTCACCTGGAATACCTAATACTGGTATACCTCTTTTTCTAATATAATCTAATATATAAATATTATTGTCAGGGTCAACTGCAACAGTTAATATTACACTATAGTCAGCATCTCTTCTTTGACTATCTGTTGCTGGGTCAACTCCAGAAAATATATTTACAGGTTTTAATTCTCCATCTATCTTCACAAAAGATATATCTTGTTCTTCATCATGAACAAATTGTCCGTCCCAATATTTAATATGGTTTCTTGTAAAGATAGAGTCATCTTCACTTTGAACTTCCATCATGTACTCTTGATAGAATTTGTATGGCTGTCCAGAATCAGCGTAAAACTTTTTCTTTCTATCCATTTCTTTTTTGCCGAACCAGCTATCCCATAGCATAGTCCCATCATCTGCTATCGCTTTCTTAAGAACAACATCCCAAGAAAACTCTTCATTGTTTTTAACAGATTTTTCATAGCTAACAATAAGATTATTAATAAAAGAATCAAAATGCACAGGAGTGCCATTAATCCGTAACCTACCAGTATGAGGCTCAAGAGCAGGGAATACCACAGCAGTAATAAGGTTGGAGTTTTTTGCTCTAGCTTCAGGAGTGATAGTGTTATTTTCGTCTTCAAAATCATCGAGAATAACGAGGTCATATCTTTTATGTAGTTTCGCGCCTCCTCGTATACCTGAGATATTCGATTTAGAAATAAGTTTACAACCGTTTGTAGTCTCAATGTCTGTCTCCGTCCATTTAGTTCCTTTTAGTCTACCAAAATAATACTGAATCCTTTCATTAAATTCCAAATGATATTTAATATAATCCATATTACCTGTGGCCAACTTTGCTGTTGCAGAAACCCAGCCATAAAATAATGGTTCTTTTGTAAAACAAAATTGATGTAATATGTCACATTTAGTAAGTACTGTTTTTCCATGACCTCTAGGCAAAATAATTGCTGTTTGTTTTTTTTCTTTATCTCCAATCGTATCTGCTATTTCATAATGAAAAGGCGGAGTTTCACTTCTCATAAAGTCATCAGGTAAAAATAATTTACCAAATGCGATTAAATCTTTAGACGCAAGTAATAATGCTTCTTCAGCTTTACTAACATTTTGAGTATTAATATTAGCCATTTAGTTTTTTAGGCCTTTCGGCAACATCAATCATTTTATCATCAAATCCTTGAAATTGCACACCTGTTATTTGTTGTACTTTAGCTGTATTCTTATCTTCTAAGTCCATTATATCAGATAGTTTAAATAATGCTTTTAATCTTGTTTCGTCCTTTTCAGATGATTGAGCTATATTATTTATATTTTCTAACACTGTTGTTTCATTAATACCAAGTTCTTCTAATACTGGTTTTAATTCTTCTTTCATAGCTGTTTTTACCCTTTCAGTTTTAATTAAATTAACTGCTTTCATTCGAGCATATTGTTTATTATTAGTAGGGAATGCTTTTACATAAGCATCTTGAGGCTGAATACCAGCAGCAACATATTGAACAAACAATTCTTCATTAGCAGTTAGTTCTCTTCTAGACGCTACTATTTCTTCAGGCGTTTTATTACCTCCAAAAGAATATATATTAGCTCTTCTGTCGGCATCCATTATAGTTTTTTTATTGATTATAAAGGTACCAGTACAAGTACCTAGGTAAGTTACTTCTTTATTTTTTTGAAGCATTGAACCTTTACGAATAACTTGAATAACACATTCATCATCCGTTAATACCCAATCTCCAATAGTCCCATTACGCCAGTTTTTTACTATAGTAATATTACCTGGAACTTCGTCCACACTATCATATACAGTATGTAAAACTCTATTTACTTTATAACTTCTCAAGATTCACCTATAACTAAAGTATCATCTAATAATGACAAATCATCATCTGAATAATAATCTAATATATATACGTACTCACCTTCAAAATGTCTGTAGTTAAACTCATTTTCAACCTTTTCTTCAATATATTCAATTTCTTCAGTCTCTTCATTAAAAGCTACTTCTAATGTGTATATTGTTAAGTCTTTATTGGATTTATTCTTTTTTGGCATGCACATAATATAATATAGTGTGAGCCAAATTTCCAAATTTGGTGAACACAATTAAGTATTTGACGCAAAAAGCCCCTGGGAAAGTTGATTAAAGTTTAAATTTCGTTTAAAGCCAGTTCTCTTTTTATTACTAGGTTTCAATAAAGTAAGCTTAATTAGTCTATTGGAGACACTCTCAATCTCATCTTACCTTTATCCATCTAATATTAAGTTTGGTCCATACTCTAACTTATATTAAACTAATTTTCGGAAGTTATCGGTGAAAATCCTTTCTTCTATATGAAGTGGCAAACCGACTTCTGACCCTCTACTTGCGTGCAAAGCCTTCAAGGGTGATAATTTAAAAAAATTACTTCCTAATAGGTGTATAAGTTACTGTAGCTTAATTCTTAAAGTCAACTAATTTAGTTAAAAATGATTTGAAAAAAGGGAAGGTTTCAAAAATTGTAGGATTTTAGTGGAGACCCATATTTAAGCGAGTAGCCTGCCCCATTTCACTTTTTATATATGGAAAATGGGTTATTTTTCATTTTAATCAAAAACAAAAACGAAAGGACTAATACAATGAAACAGTATTATTCAACAGCAAAAGCAAAAGCCATCATCTTTACAGATGATACAGGCAATGAAAAAACATTTTATCAGCTTACCAACGACACATCTTTACCTGTCAATTTCCTTGGTGAGCAAACCGAAACATTATCTCACAATGTCTTTGGTATCAAAGCTTCCAACGAGCCACAAGTCAGCATCTATCTGTCTGAAGAGCAATTCAACAAAATGCAAAACAAAACTTATCATTGCATTATTTCTCTTACTGAATCAGGTGCTCCTCAAATTACTCAAGTATCTGAAAAGCAATCTGAAATACCAAAAGCATTGCTTGCTCATACTTCCTTCTACAATCCTCTTACTATCTCATAGTTCCTTGCACACTTCAAGAGCCATTGACTCACACTCTTTGGCTCTTACCCCTTTTTTTTATACGATAGACTTCGTGTGATAAACTTGTATTATAAATAAACATACCCTAAACATAAAGGAGAAACGATGATATACTTAATATCAGCAACAATTATACTTTGGATTACTGTTTGTATACTTATAGGCAACAGTTTCTACCAAGATAAACAACTAGAAAAGCTAAAGCAAGACTACTTCAAACTCTTTGCTCAAACTGAACATGTCAAGTTAGCTGAACGCAACACATTTGACTATGCGTTTGATAACATTGCTCAAGTAAGGCAACAGATAAGAGACTTAAATGTTGATGAACGACTTGGTCACTTAACTAAATCTATACTTGATGTAAAGACAGACATGAAGATAGCATTTGAACAAGAGAATGAATACATTGAGTCAAGAATAGATGATGTAAGAAGAGAGTTTGGTGCTAAAGATGTGTTACCATTTAAAGAAATTGTAAAACCAGCACAATGCTATTTACCTGACGTCACAGATGATGAATACACTGTTAAATGGACTACAAATCAAGAACAATATAGTAATAAGGAGGACAAATAATGGAGTTTATTAAACTATTCTTATCAACTATAGTAATTATTGTTCTATCATTTATATCATACAGTTCTGTTATAATAAGTGAGGTATTCTATCATATTTATAAGTATACAATGAGATGTATCAAGTATATTATGATTAATTGTATGGAAGGAGCTGAATAAATGGAATATTGTAAAAGATGTGACAGTTTCTACCAAGTAAATGATTACCACACTTGTTTTAGTGAGTATGAGAACATTAGGAGAATGAATAAGGCTTACACATTAAAACAGCAAAGTAAAGATGGTATTGCTAACTATGATATTAATGATATAGTAACTATTGATAAAGACTTATTACATCATATACTTAGAGATGAGATGATGAATAACTTGTTAACTATTCTTGGTATCAACGACTTTAACAAATGGTATGTTGAGACAGTAGGTGGTCCAGCACCATTTATTAATGTTGGCCATAAGAAGAAAACAAGAACCAAACAAACAAGAAGGTATAAGAACCAGAAATACCATATTCTTGATGAAAAGGAAATGGAATTTAAATAACCAAACAAATAACTTAGGAGACTAACATGAAATTATATAAAAAGATAAATACTAAATACGGTGTTGTTTATAAGAAGGTAGATAAAAGCGAGAGTGAAGGCGGCGCGGATGTTGAAAGAATTACTCCTGACACTCTTTTAACTAAAGAACAACGAGAAATGGTTAAAGAGGCTATTGCAAGGCAAGATAGGCAATTAGCATCAGGTAACTTTGAGGTAATAGAAAGAGATACGATTAATGGTAAAGCATTATCTATGAGGCCTAAAAATCCTCTTGATATAACTAATTGGAATGAAGATACTATCTATCGAGACTTAAATGGTAGATATGAAAATATATTCTCACATATGAATAAACTATGGTGTGACGGTCATGGCTTTGAAGATTGTAGTAAATGTAGTATGTATGCGAGAATGTTAGTAGAAGTATTTGATAAGATAAATGAATTGAGTGGCCGCGACATGTCACAAGATTTATGCTCTTATCATAAAGACGACAAATAACCAAAAATAATAAAATTAGGCAGAGTCCTTAAATCGCGAGATTAAGGGAGTGTTTTGACATAGTGTGAACATAGTAATCCTCCAAAGAGTATCACACAGTCTCCTTTAGCACTTGGTTAACTCTGCCGCTTAATTAGAGAGAAAGTTGTGGCTAAAACTACCATTCACTGAAAGCGTAGTCTTTCTCTCTACACACTAAAAGGAGAAATAAATGATAACATCAATAATAATAATAATAGCTATAGTTTTATTAACATACAAACAAAGAACTATAAATAACCAATTACATAACGAAATAACTACTAATTCTAATTGTATTGAAGAGTTAGAATCATTTACGTATCACGATGAATCTGAAATAAAAGATTGGATAGAAGATGGAACTCGTGACATACAATATGATTTAGATAATCACTCTTCAGAAATAGAAGACCTAAGTTATGATAAAGCTAATAATAACTATGTAGATGGAGAAATAGAAGACCTTCATAAGAAACTAACAAAAATAATAAAAGAAGAGATGGAAGAATGGAGTGTATTATTTGATAGAGTTCGTAATATAACTGCATATCTAAGTTCTACAACATCTGATTTTCAAAAGACTCTTAATGATAGTGGTAATCCTATTGCATATGATAAAGACAATAATGCAGAAAAGGCTGTTCGTATTCTTCAATTATGTAAAGATGCAATTAATAATAATTTCCCTGATGATGAGGTAGGTGATATATCTATTACATTTAATGGTGATGAATATTCTCTTGCAACTAATGAAATTGAAGGAGCTGAAGACAATGAATAGTTTTGCTAACTTACAAAAATGGCTTGATAAAGCAGGTTATAAATTAGGGTATGATATTCATAATATACCTGAACCAAAATACTGGCATTTAATTGAAAGATTAGGTATTTACGCTCACACTTGGTATGGCTATAACGAGCAAGAACAGTATGATTGGTATGAAAACGATAATTATAGAGACTTTTTAAATAAATATGAAGGGAGTTAAGATGACATATGATATGCATTTAGTATCAAATGAAATTGAAGATAACAGAGAACCAGAAGATAGGGATAATAAAATCTTTTGGCTTGATAAATTTCAAGGCGAAGCAAAAGGTGGTTTAATGTATCGCTCTAAAACAGCTATAGATATAGAAACTGTTGAAGAAAAGTTTAATGTTAAAGTAGTTGGTATAAAAATTGACCCTGACTATGAATCAGGTAAAGCTTCTTGGACAATAGAATATATCACAGCGGTGGAGGGAGATAAATGATTATGAAATGTTGTTTTGATGATTGTTATAATGATTGTGGTATTTACGGACATAATGCAGAACCTGCAGCATCTGGGAGGTGCTGTGGGGACTGTAATGGGACTGTTGTAGTTCCATTTAGAATACATTTATTAGTAACCGATAAAATAGGAGATAAAAATGAGACAAGATAACCAACCTCAAGGTGATAGAGAACAAGAAGAGCTTAAAGGTATTAGAGCATCTTGGATAGAAACAGCAAGTAAATTGCTATTAGGACGTAAAATAGTTAAAGTAGATTACATACCTGTTAAAGAAACAGATGAAATGATGTGGCAGCATCAACCTGTATGTTTTCTTTTAGATAACGGTGATTGGGTATATCCTATGGCAGATGATGAAGGTAACGATGCAGGTGCTTTAGTAGTCGGACAAGACCTGTTACCAGTATTGAGAGGTGATAAATGATAAACTGGACTAATATAATATTATATGGTAGCATCACTGTAAGTTCTATATTTATATGGTACTTAATAGTTTACTATTTAATAGATTGGTGGTGTAAATGAAAAAATGGAAACTAAAAGAATATCCTGATGAAGACTTGTTTGAAGATGGAGAACTTGATGAGTCTACAACTAAAATGATAGCTATAACACCTGTTCAAGAAAAGATACTATGGCTTTTAAGCACAGGCAGAGCAGTTCTTGCTGAATGGGAGGAATCAAAATGAGTTGGTTTTGTGATACAGAAGAAGCTAAGGAACATAAAAAGAACTGTAAAAAAAATCCTTGGAATTGTGGTAAATGTGTCTGGATAGATGAATCTGCTATTGCTATGGGTAGATATGGTAAAGTAGTAAAAAAAGAAAGAGACTTAGGAGAACCACACCCTTTAACTGACTTAATAATAGAAAAGTTCAATGGGAGAATAATAGATGAATAAAATACATACTGAATTAAGAATTGTCTGGATAACACCAGATGGTAATTACTTTTTAAACAAACAACTCGCAGAAAAACACTGTGATAACTTTAACCTCTTAAAAGAAGAAGGAGAAATAAATGAAGAAATCTAAAATGTCAGTCCAACAAAGAAAATACTTTGTCGAGAGAATAAGTAAAACAATTAATGAGCAAATATTAAACTTGAGACAACAAAGCGCTTCTCATGTTTATGATGTTTCCGAACAAGCTTATAAGAAATACTTAAAAGCAGTTGGTTTAGATAAAACTATTAATAAGTATAATAAGTTAAAACCTCAAATAGATGAATTAGGTGATAAAATAAGAGCAGTATTTGATGAAATTAAAAATACTCTTGATAATGAGGATTTATCTTGGCAAATAAGACAAAATCAACCAAGTCTTTATGGTAGTAATCATACTATAACAGATATAAATAGAGCATTTAGATGGTGTTGTAACGAAACAGCAAAGAAAAATGATAAATCCCTTACAATAACTGATGATATTAAGAAGTTAGAAGAAAAAAGAGATAGAGCTATTGATATACTTCATGGTGTAGATGAGTTTTCTGATACATTAGAATCTGTTAATAAAATGTTAAAGGGAACAGCAGTTCCTAGATTAGGAGAATAAAATGGGAATGGATGTATATGGTAATAACCCTACAATACACAAATCTAAAGATGAGTTTCCTCTTTATGCTAAATATGAAGATGTGCCTTGGGGTGATAGAGAAAAGGACCCTGAATGGGAAAAAGTTAAAGATGCGTATTGGGAAGAATATAATGCTTATGAAAAAGCTAATCCTGGTGTTTATTTTCGTAATAATTGTTGGTGGTGGAGACCATTATGGAATTATTGTTACTTTATAAGTAGACATTACAATCTAAATCTTATTGATGAAGAATTATTTCAATCAGGTCATGCTAATGATGGCGCAGGTTTAGACGCTGAAGGTTCTATGACACTTGCAATGCATCTACAAATGAGTATTGAAGATGGCACAGCAGAAAACTATGATTCAGAATATAAAGAGGAAATGGAAGCATCAGATGATGAATTTGCTAAAAGTTATCCTTTTGATATAAGAAATGTAGCAGATTTTGCTGAGTTTCTTGAATATTCAGGTGGATTTAGTATTAATTAATCTTGCCGATAGGATATTATACTTACGAGTATAAATTACTATTTTAGAGATTAAAATGAGGGTGGAAATTCGAGGTTCTGCCCTCATTAAACTTACACAGTCAATAATAAATATAACAATAGGAGACAAAACAGTGAAAAAAGATAAAAAAGTTAGTAAAAAATCTAAAGTTCTAGCACATTTAGTTTCAGGTGAGTCAATTACACCACTTGAAGCGTTAGAATTGTATGGAAGTTTTAGATTAGGTGCAATTATATTTGAATTAAGAGCAGATGGACATAAAATTGACACCGAAATTGCTAAAGGCTCAGGACATGCAATTTATTCATACATAAAGTAATATTTTCTTGGATAATTGTGCGAGAAAATGTAAATTAACAGGCTATTAATAGAGGAGAACAAACAAAATGGCTAAAACTAATAAAAATACAAAAAAACAAGAAAATTCTGTTGTAGAGAATTTAAAAACTGCATTAGCTAATTACAGAAAAAGCCACGAACACCTTCAAGTAACTATAATAAAAGTTGAAGGAGCAATTGAGGCTACTCAAAATATGTTAAAAGAGTATGAGGAGGAAGTAAATGGATAATGAAACAATCGAAACACCTGAAGAAAGAAGAATATCAGATTGGAAATCACAAGAGATTGATAAATTAGCAACTGCTCTTGCAAAAGTACAATCAGAACTTGAGGGTGCTAAAAAAGAAAGTACTAATCCATTCTTCAACTCAAGCTATGCTGATTTACATAGTGTAATTAAATCATCGTTTCCATTTTTATCTAAACACGGTTTATCTGTGTCACAAGGTAATGAAGTTATACCTGGTGCTGTATGTGTAACTACTACACTTATGCATTCATCAGGACAATGGATTCGTTCTAAAGTAAAACTTCCATTAGAAAAGAAAAACGCTCAAGGCGTAGGTTCTGCTATTACTTATGGAAGAAGATATGGATTATCAGCTATTGTTGGTATTGCACAATATGATGATGATGGTAATTATGTATCACCCCCTAAACCTAGATAATAAATAACAAGGAGAATAAAAATGCCTATAACAATAAAAGAAAGCTCTAACAAATCTTATGCAGAAGGATGGCATAATGTAACTGTAAGAGAGGCAAAAGTAGGAGACTTTAATGGGTCTAAATATATAGACTTATGGTTTGTAGATTACCCAGACAACTTAAAATGTCGTATTTGGGAAGCTCGTAATAAAGATGGAGAAGAATTTTCTGTATCAAATATGATAAGATACTCTAATCCTGATATTTTAGAGCATTCTGAAGGAGCTGATGGTGCTGTTACAGCTCAAGTTGATGATTCAGCATCTTCTATAAAGGGTAAGCAGTTTCAAGCCTATTTCTACAAAAAAGCAAATGGTTATACTGAAATATCTCAGAAATTAGCACCTGCTACACCATTTAAGAATATTGTAGAATCATATGATGAAGAAAGAATACATCGTATAAAAACTTCAGCAGAGGAATATACTAAGCGTAGGAATACGACAGTCCCTACTTCTCTAAACGAAGAGACAAGTAGCTCAGAGGAGGAAGTCCCTTTCTAAGGACTACCTAACTAATAAAGAGAGCCAATAACTGGTCCTGTAAGTCCAAACTGATTCGTAGATGATGCCTTGGCGAAGGAATATGTGAGGCTCTCTTTTAATTTAAATAACAAAAGGAGAAATGATGATAAGAGAATTTGCGTTTGGTCTATCCAATAGACACCACTTTTTCGATACGCGAGAGTCAGTAAAATGGGAAAATGTTGCTAAAGACACTTTTATGTCTCTCTATGGTTATGATGATAATGTTGTTAAATATTATGAAGAAAAGAAAACTTTATCAGGTTATGATGGAGTTATTTATATGCCTAAAGAGTTTCTTCTTGATGTTGATGGTCCTGACACCAAAGATGCTCAAGAAAAAACTATTGAATTACTTAAAATACTAAAAGATTTAAAAGTTCCATATAATTTATATTTTAGTGGCAGAGGATTTCATATTGGAATACCTGATTCAGCATTTAAATGGAAACCACATGCAAACTTACATATCAAAGTAAAAAAAGTATTAGATAACTTTGGTATATATAAGTATGCGGATGTTTCTGTTACTGATAAGACAAGAATAATAAGGTTAAACAATACATTAAACTCTAAATCAAGATTATGGAAAATACATATTACAGAGTATGAATTAGAAAACACATATTATCTTGAATTGCAAGAATTGGCTAAAAAACCTAGAGTTTCTAAAATTCCTGAATTAACCTGTGAACCTGTATTTGATGTAATGATAAAAGAGAAAGTTAAAAAAGAGAATAAACCAACTGTTTCTTTAAAACCTACATTAGGTAAAGAACCAGACCCTATGCTATATCCTTGTATTCAAACAATGTTGAGTGGTTCAGAATATGGTAACAGACATGCATTAGCATTAAGAATAGCAGCTTGGCTAAGATGGAGATACCCAGAACATGTAGTTCAATTAATAATGGAAGACTGGAGAAAAAGAGTTACTACAGTAGAGCATCCATTTAAAGAAGACGAGATGAAACGATTAGTTAATGATTGCTATACAGGTCATGGCGGCAATGGTTATAGATATGGATGTATGGATAAAATAATGGATAAGTATTGTAATTCTACTTGCACATTATTTAAAGCTAAAAAGTCTCAAGGTCTTATGAGTGCTGAAGATATGGAAGATAATCTTATTAGTTGGTTAAAAGGTGATGTAAAACCAATTAATATAGGAGAATTATATGGCAAAAACTTTCCTATATATCCTGGTGAACTAGTTGTTGTGCAAGCACCACCTAAATCTATGAAAACTATGTTGATACAGAATTGGGTAAATGAACTAAAAAGACCTACTTATTTCTTAGAAATGGAAATGTCACCAAGACAAATATGGTCTAGATTTATTCAAATAGAACAAAGATGGAATGAAGATGAGATGAGAGCTCATTATCAAGATGGTAGCCAAAGTTTAACAAGTAAATTTAAATGGTTAAATGTCGATTATCAACCTTGTTTTGGTGTAGAGCTTGAAAAAAGA